CCCAGGCGGCGTCCCAGGCGGCGGCCCTGGCCCAGGCGGCGTCCCAGGCGGCGGCCCTGGCCCAGGCGGCGGCCCAGGCGGCGTCCCAGGCGGCGTCCCAGGCGGCGGCCCTGGCCCTGGCGGCGTCCCAGGCGGCGTCCCAGGCGGCGGCCCTGGCCCTGGCGGCGGCCCTGGCGGCGGCCCAGGCGGCGGCCCAGCGCTGTAGCTCCTCGGATCGCCGAGCGCCGTCCGGGATCGCGAAGATCCGACGCAGATCCTCGACGAGGCGCGCGTGCTCGGCGCAATCCTCTGGACGTCCCGCGAGATGCGAGACCAGGGCGGCACTGTCGATCGCGTACTTCCGCGCCGCCGTCTCGTCGCGATACCACAGCGCTCGACAGACCACCCACAGGCGATCGTCGAGCGAAAGCGAATCGTCGAGCGCGATCTCTCGCGGCGCCGCTGAGGTACGCCCGCGAGCCAGCGCGTGGATCGCGCCGTCGTCGTAACACGCGCCCCACCCCCGCAGGAGCCTTGCGGTGATCACGAGGCGCTCCCCGGGTCCACCACGTCGATGCAGCTGGTCAGGTCGCGATCGGTCTGGATCCGGCCGACCTGCATGGCCTCGCGGATCGCGGGCACGGCCCACGCGGCGGGGTAGCGCTCCGCCCAGGCGTCGCACGGTCGGCCCGCGAATCGCGCGCTCTGACCGGCCTCCTGCGCGAGGTCCTCGACGCGCTTGGGGTCGGCGCCGGCGATGTGCTCGACCAGCGCCTGCTCGAGGTAGGCGCTGGCCTTGGCGACGTGGCGGGCGATCGCCCGGGGGGATTGGGAGATCACGAGCGCACCGCCATGCCGAGATCCTCGCGCGTCCAGTCCTCACGGGCCACGTAAACGCCAGCAACGATCTGACCGATTCGACCGGCGACCCCGTACACGATGCCATCGGCATCTGCCTCGATCTGACGGGTGCCATCATCGTATTGGTCGAGCTGGAGCAGGCCCGATGCGGTGAGCAACGCGCCGTCCCGGCCGTTGGGGCGGACCTCGTACTCATCCCCGTCGATCGTGATCGATCCGACCCAGTCACCGAGGTTGTCGCGCTCAGCGCCACAGGTTGATCTGGTTGCGATACCGTGGAAAGTCGGGTTGCCCATGTTCTCATCTACTGCTCCCCGCGTGCCAACCCGCGCCCGCAGGATCTCGCGCGCAACTCACTGGATTCGCGGTCTCGAATCCATGACGCGGTGCTCGCGATCGGTCCGGAGTGACGCAAGCCCGGCACACCCCTGGATACGGCTCGCAACACTCCGGACCGGCGCGACTCGAACGTGGCAAGTCGAGTCGCGAGGTTGGCGGGTATCGAAACTGGCACGCGGGAAGCAGTAGAGAGGAACATGCAAACGAACCTCTCGACGGACAACACCCTCTACCTCTACATGGCAGACCGCTCGCCCACGGGATGCGCGACTGCCGTGCTCTGCACGCTCGAGAGCGGAGTCTGGGGCTACACGCCCGTCGGGCAGCGGACGCGCTGCGCATGCGTCGACGGAGAGAAGCTCTACGCTACCGAGGGTCAGGCGACGCTCGCCGCAAGGTTTCGCTGGCGCTGCAACGGCAGCAACATGCAGGAGTTGCGCGCGTGGCACCGCCCCACTCCCGCGCTCATCGTGACAGTCGTGCTGGACGGGCGGACATCGTGTCTCGGTCAGCCGGTCACCTGCGGTGGGGCTCGGCTGGCTAGCGGGTACTGCACCCGCTGCGCGCCGGGTTCTCGCGCCGCTGAGTCCGAGGTCCGCTCGTGACCGCCGCTCGCGACCACCGCCTCGAACTCCTCACTGTGATCGCCCGCCAGATCCTCGGCATGGCAGTCACTGGCCCGGTTGACCATGAGCGCGTCGAGTTCTGCACCGCGGGCAGGTACTCGACCGCCGACCTCAAGTCGGCTCTCGCGATGCTCCACGCTGGCGGCATGATCAACTACCGCGCTGGCAAGTACTACGCGGTTACAACCACCGAGCAGATCGCGGCGGCTGGAGGTGAGTCGTGATGCCGGGCGACCCGGCCCGTACCGCAGGCCCGGCCACCCACGGCGCAGGACCTGCTCGCGGAACGGCGGTCGGTCGTGCAGGAGCAGCGGCTCGAGCGCGACCCGGTGGCGCGCGGCGTGCTCCAGTACCAGATCGACGAGCTGGACCGGCAGATCAAGGCGCTGGCGCAGCGCACAGCGGCTGCGTTCCGGGCAGAGACGGCGGTGCGGTCGTGAGCAAGGCGAGTGCGAAGTGAAGTGCGGCGTGTGTCGTGCTCCACTGACCGTGCGCGGCTACAGGACCAAGCGCGGTCGGCGGTCGCCGCTGTACCAGCCGTGCCCGCGGATCAACGATCCGGCGCATCACCCAGCGGCGGCGAAGCGCTACGTAGAGGGCGCGACCGTCATCAGGCCGTCCGAGCGCAGCAAGGCGGGTGCGAGGTGATCCGGTTCGCCGTCCGCGTCGGTCGGATGCGACGGTATCGCCTGTCCCATCTGCGGCGCTGCCGTCGGTGTCGAATGCACCTATGGGCTCGGCTATGACGCGCCCAAGTGGCGCGGGCCAGGCGGTCAGCAGTACCCCGGCCGGGTCCACACACGCAGGCTGATGCGATTCCATGCCCCATCACCGACTGACCAGCGGACTCCTGCCCCGAGAGCGCGTCACTAGCGCTGTCGGGACTGCATCCGCTCCGACTTTCGTCGGCCCCTTTTACCGCTCGGCATTCCGCCGAGCGTCTACTGTCAGAAGGACAACAACATGTACGCAATCATCTGTCTCCACACAGACAAGGTACTCCGTAGCTGGAGCTACCTCGCTACCTCTGATGACGCCACGACGCTGGTACGGCGCACCCGCGACGAGATGGCGGCCTCCGACGGCTTGGTGGTCCTCTGTACGCCACCCGAGACGGCGGCGGAACGCGACGTCCGAATGGGACGCGAACCAGCCGTCACGATGCTCAAGCCATCTGACCTCGCCGAGCTTCCGAGCCATTGCGGTCTCGACCCCGATAACATGGTCGCGCTCGAGGCGCAGTTCAACGCTGCGATCCGCGACGCGCATGCGCGCGATTACTGGCCGGCTCGGGTCGGTTCGCACCGCGATACCATCACCGGAGCGGAGGTGGCCGAGATGGCACGGCGCTACCGCGCCATGGGATGGGATGTCGAAACTCCCAATCGCCAGGAGGACTGGGTCGCCCTGATCCGCAAGCCTGCCCCCTCCCAGAGCACCAATGTGTCATAGCCACCCGGGCCATGGCGCCCATCGGTAGCACCTCGTCGAGGTGCACTGACCGACGAGGCGACTACAGGACTACCATGTACCACACCATCCTCCTGATCCTCGCGCTCGTCGGCGCGAGCTACACCCTCGGCAACCTGCACGGCGCGCGACGACAGCGCCGGATTGGAGATGGACAATGATCGACAAGTGCATTCCCGGCAAGCGGCTCCGCAACTGGCATCGCAACAGCGGTGCGGACTGGGCCCCGTTGCGCGCCTATGCCCGATCCCTCGCGCGGACCGCAGACACCGCGGCGGACCGCGCGAGACAGGTCGTCGCCCGCGCGTGGCTCGCGGGCAAGGGCGTGCGACCATGACCGAGCCACCGACCATCGACATCCGGCCGCCGGCACTGCCCGAGTACTCGATCGCGTTGCTCCGGGCGGATGCTTGCCACCGCGATGATCCTGCGATGATCGCGCTCTGCGACGTCGCGCTCGGGCGCGCACCGGACGATCGCGACCTCGAGCGCCTCGACCCAGGAGCCGCCGACAGCTTGGCCCGGCTGACCCGGCGCGATGCGATTGTTCTGCTCGCCAAGCAGACGTGCACGATCCCACAGCGCGGAGGTGCCCGGTGAGCGACACCCGGATCCTCGACTACGCGCGCGCCCACACGGCTCACAAGCTCGTGGGGCAGGCGGTCGCGCAGCTGCAGATCGCGCGCGCCGAGATCAGCGTGATCGAGGGCGAAGCGAGCGAGGGCGTCGCGATCGCCAACGCTGCGCTCGCGGCTGCGCGCGACCTCTACGCTACGCTGGGCAACATCCAGGCCCGGCGCCTGCGCGCGGCGGAGCGTGCGACATGAGGATCGATCGCCACGACCTCTGGGGCTGGGCACAGGTCGTCCTCGTCCTCGCCGCGATCTACGCAGTAGCTCTCGCCCCGGTGGTGCTCGACTGGTACCGGTGGTGGATCGGCGGCCTGGCCGCCACGGGCATCGTGCTGGCGATCGCCGCTGCGGTGATCCTGCGCACGATCTACGGGAGGATTCTATGGTGGCGCTGATCGTGACCTGCTGCATGATCCCGACGCAGCCACGCCCGGCGCAGGTGCGCACGGGATACATGAGCGACGGGCTCAAAAGGAGCGTGCGCAGATGAGCGTCGTCATGGTCCCGATCATCTGCGCCTGCGCATGGACCGGCGAGGTGCCGACGGTGGGCGCGTGTCCAGGCTGCGGCGCGGACCACACCTTCCGGGTCACGACGGTGCGGCTCAAGGCGCTGCGAGCCTACGCGGCAGCGGCGGCGCCCGGAGCCCGGCGCCCTGAAGTCAACCCGTCAACGCGCCACTGGCTTCTACACCCAGCGCACCGCCTGATCGCCCCACCGGCGCGCGGGATGGACTGCCGACCGACCGTGGACGGCGAGCGCGTGCTCGTCGCCGCCCAGCTGGCCGAGCACGAGGCGGGGCTCAAGCGCGAGCTCGTCGCCGAGAGCGTGGCCCGGCACGCCCAGATCGACGAGCCATGAGGGATGACCAGGTGCAGCCTCCGGCCAATGCGTCGCGGCGGCTCACCAGCTACCACGAGCCGGCGACGCTCGTGCTGATCGCGCGCGTGGGGATGCTCTACTTCCTGCTTGACTACATCGGACTCGCCATCCGATCAGCCGCAGTGAGCGCGTGCTACAGCAGGGCGAGCAGGGCGAGCAGGGCGCGGCGGGCGCGGTGAGCCGTGAGCTCGTCGGATCCGCGATGCCACGCGGATCCCGCGGGCCATCACGGCCCAAGGAGCGGAATATGAAGAAACTGAAGAGACTCAAGATCGACAAGCTCACGGTCCGGCTGCTCGACGCAGACAACATGCACGCGGTGGCCGGGGGGGGGGCGAGACCTCCCCGTGCACCGGGACGTGCCTGACCAGAGGTCAGTGCCCGATGCCGCCGTGACGTGGTAGGCTGACCGCGGGCCTGGCCCACGAGGTCGCCCAACGGCGGCCGAACCCGGCGAGGCACCATCGGAACCCTCGCCGGGTCATCTCGCCCACATCACTGCGCCGATCGCCGCGAGCGCCTCGTCGATACTCGTGACCACCGTCGGCATCGTGCCCTTCCACTCGCGCCGCCACTTGGTCTGCGCTGCGGTCAGGTGACCCTCGCCGGTGTTGTACTTTCCGCCGCCCTTCGTGTCGGGGTTCTTGACCTCGATCAGCCTCAGCTTGCCGCGATACTCGACCAGGAGATCCGGCACGCCGGCGCCATCGAGCTGCTGCACCGCTGCCCCAACGGCTCGGAGCGCGGCTACGATGGGGGCCTCGTTGGCGTCGCGTCGCTTCGCGTGGTTCATGCGCCGACCTCCGGGCGCTCGACGCGGTGATCCATCGCGACCTCGCCGCACCTCGCGCACTGGTCGAGCGTGCGGTCCGGAGGGCGCCACACCGCCTTGCCGGCGACGCGTTCGGGCGGCTGCGCTGGCGGTCGCCTGGCGAACTCGCCGCGCGACCCGTCGGCACAGAACAAGCTCATTCGGCGGCTCCGGTCCCGAGTATGTCGGCGAGCATCGCGCGCGCATCCGCGTCGATCCTGATGATGGGCGCCTCCTTGGCCACCTGCAGGCTGTATACAGCCTCGGACGCCATCTCGACGGCGCGCCAGACCGGACATCCCATGCCGCGCCCCCGCACGAATTCTGCGGCCCAGACGGCGCGCTCTCCCGATGTCATCCGGCCCTCCATGCGCGCGCCCGCGTCGTCTTGCCGGCCGCCTTGGCGCCGCGCTTGATCTTCGTCAGTTCAGCGAGCGCTTGCTCGTGGGTGATCTCGCCGGCCTTTATTCGCGCGACCAGCGCGGCACGAACCTGCATCGAGTCGGCTACCTCGCCAGCGGCCTCGGCTGCATTCACCGCAGCGCGCTTGCAGAGCTTCGCGCTGCACGTCTGGCCCGCCTTCGAGCCGCGCAGCACGTAGTCGCACAGTAGCGTGTGCTCACGGCTCTTGCAGACCGAGCACGGAGGTCGCTCCTTGCGGCGCCCGCGCGAGCACGACCACATCACGTCGCCGTTGCCGAGGTAAATGCGGACGCAGGTCACGCGAGCCCCGCGATCGGCAGCGAGCCGCGGTCACCGAGCCGGCGCGGGGAGAACCGAGCCCCGCTCCATGCCTCCCACGGGATCCGCTTGTCGTACGCCTGGATCACCCAGCGCTGGAACCCGACCAGCTCGGGGGTGCGCACGAACGGCATCGGGTACGGCCGCGCGCCGAACTCGCGTAGCAGGCGCCGCCGGTGATCGCGGTTCGCGTGCGTCTCGCCGGCCGCGTAGCCGACGAGCATGTAGACCATGATGTGGTCGGGCTTCACGCCGTGCGCGACGAGCCGATCGAGGCCGCGGAACAGCACGCGCTCGTCGCCGAGCGAGTCCCATGCCGTGTAGACCCGCCGCTCGCGCATATCGTCGGCCCGGTAGTCGACGCTGGCGATCGCGGCCGCGGCCTCGTCGCTCAGGATCCGCGCGTTGATCCCCTGCACGAAGCTGACGCGGAACTTCCCGTCGCGGATCTCGGTGATGCGGTCGCGCCAGTCCGCGCCGCCGAAGAAATCGTTATCGAGCAGCAGCAGGTGACGCGGCCACGGCGCGCCGCGCCAGATCTCGGCGACCGTCCCGTTGGCGCGGGCCCGGCCTTCCTTGCGGGGCACGACACAAAAGTCGCAGCGGAACCGGCAACCACGCATCGTGAAGCCAATCGACTGCCGCCAGTCCGGGTAGTCCGTGTAGTCGACCGGCCCGTCCGGGATCCCGACGTCGGCGAGCGTGCGGCCGAGGCTCCACGAACCGGTGCCGCCGATGATGCAGTCGGGGTGAAGCGCGGTGATCCGCTCGACGAGCGGTCGCGTGCGCTCGAAGATCGCAGACGCGTAGACGCGATCCCATGTCGGATCGCCGAACTGCGGCTCGATCTCGCGGTGTGCCGCGGCGTCCAGCGCGGCGCCGTTGCTCACCCGACGCAGGACGACGACGTCGCTGAGCGCGCGGTGGTGCGCGGCCAGACGCATGAGGGCGAGGTTCGGCAGCTTGCCGTCGAGATGCCACAGCAAGACGTTCACGGCCTCACCAGGTGGAGCGCGGACGGGCTGGGCTGAGCGTCAAGACGTACATCGAACAAGGCGCCGGTCTGGAACCACAGCGTGCCGATCGCGAGGAGCGCGGGCTGGTCGCACTCGGCCCAGAACGCCGCGTCCATCAGGAGGCTCTGCGGCCGATCGTTCTTTGACGGCTCGACGCCCGGTGGCGGCTTGAACTGCAGCCGCTCGTTGAAGTCGAGGCGGATCGTCAGGTGCTTGGTGAGCACGTGCCACCACGCGGGCGAGTGGTCGGCGTTGCACATCACGCCGGCACCGGTCACATTCGGCAGCTCCTCGACGAGCTTCTCCGCCCAGGGTAGCGGATCGCTGAACGGGAAGTTGACATAGACGAGCCCGAACCATGGAAGCGCGAGCCCGTCCTGGCCCGCCTCGATGCTGTACGTCGTGCCCGCGCGCACGCTGCTGTTCAGGTTCGAGCACGGGTCGAGATCAACGTCTGGCAACGCCGCCGTGACGTCGTCCGGCGTGCAGTACGCGTCGCGGTCGCCGACATTCTCGCTCGCGAGAGAACTGCGGATCGAGCGCTGGATGGTGGCGCGCTCGGACGGGGCGAGCTGGTCGATGATCGCCATCGCGGCCGTCACGCTCGGAGCCTCGCCGGTTCCCCTCACGTGAGAGGAACCCTGTGGAGAACTGGCCGGCTTACCGTGCACCTTGCCCGTCTTGGCCATGTCCATCCAGCGGTGGGCGGTACTGTCGTCGAGCTTGATCCTGGCAAGGAACTCGCTCCACGCCTTGGCCTTGGGTCCGCTGGTCGCAGGGATGGTCGCGCGCACCCTGACCAGGATCTGACCGACCTCGAGCCGGCGCAGCGCGGCGGTCTCGCGCGCTGCCGCGCCCTTCTGCTCGAACCGCGCGGCCGCGGTGTCGGCGTCGCGGACGTCCGCAAGCTTGACGATGCACTGCTCGGCCGCGAGATCGAGATCGATCTGCGCGGCCTCGACGATCGCGGGGATGGCCTTCATTCTATCTCCAGTCCTGGTTGCTGTGGGTACGGCTCGGCGAACATCGCTTTCGTCCTCGCCCTGATCGTCACCAGGTGCGCCTCGAGTCTCGCAACGATCTCGCCCAGGTCGGTGATCCCGAGCGCGGCAAGCTCGCTCGGGCACATCCCTGCGCCCACGGCGAGCTCGGCAGCAGCCACGGTGATGCGGGTGTCGACGGCGACCAGGCGGTGCGGGTCGGCGCGGGTGACGGGCTTCACGCGGCACGTCCTTCCGTGTTCGGGCGCCACGCATCCACGTGCCCCAGACCTTGTTCGCGTCCCAGGCGACCCGCGCGGGTGAGCGCGCCGGCCACCGCGAGGTTGTGCAGGAGCGGCCCGAGGTCGAGATGCCCGGTCACGGTCTTGCGCTCCCAGCATCCGCACTCCGGGTCTCCGTTGCATCCGCATGGACCCCAGATGATTAGGTAGTTGTCTCCGACGAGATCCATCTCGTTCACAGGCTCTTGCTCCTAGGTCCGGACCCATCGGGCGCCGGTATCGTCGACATGACGCCGAGATGGTCGCCACCGTGACCGTCCTGCAGCAGGCACCATCCGGTCATGCCATCGCGCGTGATCCGCGCGCAGCACGACAGCGATCGCTCGGGCGGCACCTCGACCGCGTCGGACGACCCAAGCGCGAACCGGTGGCCATTGCAGGTGCCCGTCACGACGCGCCCCGGAGCATCCATCGCACAATCGCCGCGCGTTGATGCGGCTCCATGACCTGCTGGATCGCCATCCTCTCGACCGGTTCGGTGACCAGGTCGCCGTTCTCCCATCGGACGAGCACGAACGCGAGCACGTCGCGCGCGCTGGTGCAGTCCAGGTCCCGGCTCGACGTGTAGACGACCTCGGCGACGCTCACGGGCTTACCTCATCCGGCGCGAGCCCGGCTCCACAGGTTACGCACAGGCGCCGCTCCCTGCGCTCGGTCCGCTCGATGCCGGCGGGCCCCACGTAGCGCGTGAGCGTGATCCCGTAGAGCACGGTCACCATCTTGTCCTCGCCGCAGCGCTCGCAGGTCACGCTGTCCTTTCGCGGCAGGTCAGGCACCCCGCCGCATCGGTCGGTTGTGGTCCGCCGCAGTCGACGCACCAGGCGTCGATCGCGGGCGCGCGGTAGTCCTCGGCATCGCGCACCGAGAGGCAGGACTTCGTGAGCCAGTCCAGCGAGTGAGCCGGCGCGCCCCTGTCGACGAGGATCTCGCGGATCAGTTCGCGGTCTGGCTCGGCGGGCGGACGCTCGGCAAGCGCGGCCACGGCCACGGCAGTTGGAGCGTCGAGCAAGATCCCGCTGCCCGCGAGCAGGCCGCGCAGGTAGGCGCTGTCGCCGCGGCTCACTTGACCTCCAAGGCGTCGAGCTTCGCAAGCTCCCGACGGATACCGCGTAGCATCGCGTTGATGCAGTTCCGAGCGCGATCCTGCGCGAGATTACCCGTTCCGATCCCGCCGCCGAACACGCGATCGAAATCCTGGGCGATCATAAAACCGGCCTCGTCTGCAGCCGCGTCGAGGTGGAGCAGCATGCTCTCCATGTGACTCTCAACCCGGGCTAACTTGCGGATCGTTTGCGCGGGTGTCACGGGCGTACCTTCGCGAGGGCAGCGAGCAACGTCTCGCCCTCAGGAGAGATGTTGAGTGCTGGACCTTCGACCGCGAGATCCTCGAGATCGCCGGCATGGAATACGAGCGCTGCGGCCGCGATCTCGAGGAGCACGGACAACACGACGGCCGTGACGTGCTGCGCGCACGAGTCGCACACCGTCGTCGGCTCGAGATCTTCCGGGACCTGGAACGATCCGCTGCACCGTTTGCAGATGTGACCGTAGGCGGCGATTTCCTCGTCGGAGTCCTCGACCGCGAGGCGCTGCAGCTCTGCGATGCTCGGCCTGTCGTCGGGAGGATCATCCTCGGAGGATCGGTGTGGTTGAGCGGGGTCGGTCATGTCGCTGCCTTCGGTTGGGGTTGTGGCTCGCGGCACGAGCCGCAGATCATGATCTCGTCGCTGGTGATCGGCCGCTCTCGCCGCGTCGACAACACGCGGTTGTATGCGCTCATGCGGTCGCGCACCGTCGCGATCGATCCCGCGGTCATCGCGACAGGCGCGCGACAGATCCGGCACGGCCAGTGCGCGACGACCGGCTCCGGCTTGCGATCGTACAGCGCGAGCAGCTGCCGGAGCCGGGGATCGTTGTGCTGCAGGTCGTCGATGGCTGGCGCCTCCGGAGCGCTCTCGCGTCGTCGGCGGTCTGCCTCGATCTCGGGGTCGGTAGCGAAATCCCGGGTCATCGACCGGTCTCGAGCACCTCGCCGCGCGGATACGGCCGTTCGATGCCCAGCGCGGCGCCGGTGATCTTGACCTTGTCGCAGTCCACCTCGCCGGCGGTGCGCCACCACACGATGCCCTCGACGTCGTTGTGGGCGAAGTACTTGCGCAGTCCGTCGTAGTCGGTGGGCACGCCGTAGAGGACCTCTGCGCCGTGACGGATCAGCGTGTGCGAGGACAGCCGCTCGGGATTCGCGCCTATGCGCGGGCCACACGCCTCGTAGGTGCCGTCCTGCCAGAGCGACCAGCTCGCCGCCTCACAGATCCACCGGTCCTCGGGGCGCGTCGCCGGGACCCAGCCTGGGAAGTGGCCGGTGATCGGATCGGGCTCGGGCTGGCAGGGCACGAAGTCCGGCGGCGGCTGCTTGCCGCGCTTCGCGTCGTAGCGAGCCCACAGCTGGCCGTCTGCCCAGCGAACCGCGGTGCCGTCCCACTTGCGCGTCGCAACGCAGGCGCTGTTGAGCACCCATAGCGCGGCGGGGTTGTACTCACGCGTGAGGCTGTGACCGTCGGTGGTGCGAGCGAACAGGGCTGGGATCTTCTTCATCGGGCGTTGCCTTTGTCGATTGGTAGGGTGGGTTGCTCGTCGGTGGTGTCGGCGGTGTCGCTCTCGCCGGCCGCTGACTTCGGTGGCGCGCGTGGCCCGCCGCTGAGCATGGCGAGCGCCTCGCAGGCTGCCCGACGGTTTTCCTCCTGCACGTCGGCCGGGATCATGATCGCCGGCGCGGACCGCTCGCGCTTCGGTGCCGGCGCCGGTGGGGGCAGATCGCCGTTCTGCGGGCGGCGCCGCCGCGCCGCCGCGCCCGGGGTCCACTGCCGCGCCTCTGCCCATGGCTTCGAGCCGAAAGTCTTTTCGGCGAGCCACTCGACGCGGCGCTCCTCGCGCGCCTGTGCGATCAGGTTCGCGACGACGCGATCGCAGACCACCGGCGCCGCCGCGCCCTCCTCGCGCACGCGGTCCTGGAGATCGCGCAGCGACTGGGGGTGCGAGCCCGGGGTGATCGCGGGGAACGGCAGCGGCGCGGGGAGCCGGAGCTCGACCGCGATCGCGACCAGAGCGTCGCTCACCCGTCGGTAGGTCGCCTCGGCCAGCCGGCCGCGCGCCCTCGGGTCGTCGTGGTTGTACGGGCCGGCGATCGACTCGCCGCGGGCGACCTCCGCCGGGATCACGTTCGCGGGCTTCGGATCGCGGTGGACGACGGGCGGGATTGTCGTCGCGGTGCCCTCGTGAGCTGGGGTCGGCGGGGACACGGCGGGGACAATCGGAGGATCGGAACGTGGTGGGGCAGGCTCCGGTACGGCAGTAGGCAGGATCGCGCGCGCAGAGGGGGAGATCTTTTCCGGAAGGATCTCAGATGCAGATGAGATCTCAGAGGGGCTGGTTATCGGCTGGTGGTTGGCGACGAATCTACCAGCCGATCGGCTGGAGGTAGAAGCTCGCGTTTTCCCGCCCTTGGACGATTGCTCGCTGTTTGGCCCTGGTGGGAACATCCACAAACAGTGCTTGGCGGCGCCGCCGATTCGCATCCGTCGTGTCGTGCTGTCGCCGCGCCCACCAGCCCACGCGGCGAGCTCCGCCTGAACGAGCGCGTCGGGTCCAAGCTCGCCCAGTACCTGTTCGACTAGCCACTGTGGTAGCTCCGACTCGCCGCGCCGCGTGCAGGCTACCCACAGGTGCTCACACCGGCCGCGCGCGTGATCAGCGTCCGCGAGACCGAGGAGCTTCGCCAGCCGGCCGAATTTGCCTTCTTCGTCGGCGACGGCAGAAAACTCGACGTTCAGGTGGAGCGTGCCTTTGGCCATGTCAGCGCTTGCCTCGCTGCATCGCCTTGCCAGCCTCGAGCTCCGCCGCGATCTCGCGGCGGACGCGCTGGCTCTCTTCGATGGTCAGCGCAAGTCCGACGCTGCCGATCATGAGGACGACTCGGCCACGTTCCGACGATACTGTTGGCGGGCGCCCGCTCACCTCGCACGCTCCATCGCCGCGACGTGCCGGGCGCCGCCGTTGCGGGCTCGTCTCCCCGCGGCGCCGGGCCCGCCGTCCAGCGAGTCGTGCCAGCGCCTGGCCACATCTCCGCACGAGCATCGCCACCGGTAGCGGAATCGCCCAGTCGGGTTCCCGTCAACGGACTCTGTTTGGATCTGGAGATCGATCACATGTGCCGTCACGGCTGCGCTCCTGTCCGCTGGTGTCTCGCTCACACGGCCTCCGCGGCGATCCGCGCTGCCGGCGCGCCGTTCCGCTCCTTGGGGTCAGCGTATGTAGCGATCCCTGAGAGGCGCTCGAGCGCGCACAGCGTCGTGTGCTCTCGGGTGCCCTCGGTGTCGCGCCCACGGATACCATTTTCGACGAGCAGGCAGCGGCAGAGCGTGCAGAAGATCCGCGCCTTGGCCGGGCCCCACGCGTTCGCGCGCCGCTTGCCATTGGCCGCCGCGAACCACAGGCGGTTCCGCCGCGGGCGCTCGTTCGGGAACGCGAGATGGTACGCGGCGAGTGCGGCGCGGCGAACCGCGATGATCTGGTGAGCTGGTAGCAGGCGCCGCTCCCACACGGCATCGTGCATCGCCATGTAGTCGGCTCGCATGTCGTCGATCTTCGCGGCTGCTCGTGCTGCTGCTGCTTCCTTGTTGCGATCGCGGGCCTCGGTGCAAAGCAGCCCAGACCCGGTGCAGCGGATGTTGCCGAGTCGCGCGTGCTCGGCAACGTGTCGCCCGTCGTCGAGTGGGACCTCGGTGCGGCACCGCTGGCAGTGACCATACGTCGGACGGATCACACGGCCTCCAGCGCGAGCGATGCCTGGTCGCGCATAGCCTTGTCCTGCTCGACGATGGCCCGCGCCACCGCCTCTGCCAACGCCGGCGGCATCGCCATCCCGATCGCGCCCCAGCGAACTTTCTTCGTGGCGCCACTGAACACCCAGCCGGACGGGAAGCCCTGCAGGATCGCCGCGGCGCGCTCGCTGAGGATGATCGCGTCGGGCAGCGACATGATCGCGAAGTTCTCGTCGTGGTGGCCCGGCGGTGCGAGTCCCGCCCCCGAGCCCTTGCGATCCTCGCGTGCCTGCACTGTCGTGCTCGGCGCGTCCGGCGCGATCGTGCGCGTGCTCTGCGACCCCTTGGTCGACGGCGGGCGCTTCTTGCGCCGCGCGACCTCGCCATTTAGCATCATCGCGCGATTCGCGCCGCCGCCCGACCCCGCGCGGATCGTCATCGCTGGCTCATCGGCGTGCGACGGCGGGTGGTGCGGCTCCATCATCAGGACTTGCGCGCCCTGGCCGCGGTACTTCGCGCCGAGCGTCGGCGCAGGGGTATCGGCATCGGCAGGACGGTGGCGGTCGTTGAGGATGATCGTTGACGCGTGGCCCGGCGATCGGCACTGCGTGGTCAGCGATCGCGCGGGCTCGTCCTCGTTGCTCGTGTGCACCGGCGCCTCGTGGCGCGTCATCAGCACGAGCGGTCGCGCGCTGTGGCCGGCGCCGCCACCGGTGACCGTCGTGGCTGGCGCGTCGGGCGAGAGCGCCGGATGCTTCGTGGTCGCAGCCGAGATCACGTTGCCGTCGCTGAGGTTGCTCGTGCCGACGACGCGCGCCGGGCGGTCGGGAACACTGCCGACCTGCTTGCCGTTCTGTTCGCGCCGCCGCATCTTCACCGCGCGGCCCAGCTCCTCGGGCGACAGATGCCCCAGCGCCTGCCTACAGGTGACCCAGGGCTTGAGCGCGACGAACCCAGGCAGCAGCGGTCGCGCTGCCATCACTGGGTCCGTGTGCGTCGGCGCGGGCGGACGCAAGCACGGGCCGGCGAGATGACCGAACCAGAATGGTCTGTGCCGGTGTTGAGGCACGCCGAAATCGGCCGCATCGAGTGACAGGAAGTCCGCCACGCAGTACCCGCGCTGCGCCAGCGCGCCGATCGTCCGGTGCACCGCGGGGAGGTTGACCGCGTCCTCGAGCCCCGGGACGTTGCTGATCAGGTACCGGCGCGGCTTGAGGATCGCGATAAGCGTGCAGGTCACTGCGAGCATATCGCGCTCGTCGTCCTGCCCCATGCGCTTGCCGGCGCGGCTCCACGGCGTACAGGGTGGATCCGCGCAGATCAGGTCGATCTGCTCGGTAAGCAGCCGGCGCGCGAGCTCGCAGACCGGACCGTTCGCCACAGCTTGCCCGCGCCGGATCCTGCGGATCACCGCGAGCAGCGCGATGACGTCGCATTGCACCGGCCGATGACCGAGGTTCCGCTCGTAGCTGTCGCAGTGGTCCGGGTCGCGGTCGACGGCAATATCGAACTCGATCCCGGCCGCGCGGAACCCCGCCGCCATGCCACCGGAGCAACAAAACAGCTCGACGTTGATCATCCGCCGGCGCCCCCGCCCTCGAAGTCGTACTCGGGCATTTGCGTAACCGGCTCGTCGGCGTCGGTCACGTCAAACTTGCTCACGTCGATCTCCAGGTACGGCTCGCGGTCCTGGTCGAGCGCGAGCCTCGCCGGCTCCGCGCTGATCCGGGTCAGGTGAGCGCCCTGGTCCCATTCGTGTGCCTCGTCGGGCGATGGCAAGACGCGCGGATCCACCGACGAGGAAACCGACCCGTCTCGCCCGCGCTCGAGATCTCGCAGTATGAGGTCAAGCGCGCGCAGGTCATCGATCGTGCACGAGCCCAGGCGTAGCGCGATCGAGCAAGCGATGTCGTGCTCGTTCATCGACCGGCACTCCGCCGCTTCGCCTGGACGCGTCGCAACGCCCGCAGGCGCGTGACCTGTTGCTCCGTCGTCCCGTCGCAGATCAGCGCGCGGTACGCGGCCATGACCGCCGCCGCGAACGAACGCTCATCCCTGGTCGAGTCCTGCGCCCAGCACAGCTTGTGGTTGACGTCGGTGAAAAGCAGCCCCGGCATCGGCCACGTGGTCTCGGCAAGCGCCGGATCGTCGTCGCCCGTGGCGCGATCCGGGGTCATCGCGCGCTCCGTAGCCGGCCGCTGATCGCGGCCTCGAGGTGCGCGTCGTGGATCTGGCAATGCTCGGCGAGGTCGCGGCACTCTTGATGGATGCGCCGCGCCTCGTCATGGAGGCGGTCTCGCTCGGCGCAGGCCACATCCAGTTCACGCAGCTTGACGGCCAGCGCATGTCGCGCGAACGCGGCGCGCTCTGCATGCTCCGCCACCACAAGCACCGTCGGGTAGTTGTTGCCACTGCCGGACGACGTCTGCTCCTCGCGCAGCTTCGCGCGCAGCATGCCAGGCGCGTCCTTGACCGGGCTCATCGCGGCTCCGGGGCGTAGATCGCGCCAATCACCTCGAGTAGGCTGGCCCGGTCTTCGTCCGACAGCCCGGACCAGCGCTTGAGCAAATGCTCGACCGATGACGGGACCACCGGGTCAGCGCCGCGCAGCCACGCCGGCGAGACCCCGTAGAGCGCGGCCAGCGTGGTGTGCAGCTGCGGGCTCGGCTTGTACCGCAGCGCCTCGATCTCCTCGAGCAGGTTGTCGCCGGGCTGCCAGTTGAGCTGACGGAGCGCCTGCCCCATCGTCAGGCCGGCGATCTCGCGGGCCCGCTTGTAGCGCGCGGCGATCACGCGGCCCTCGGCACGAGGGCCGGCTTGCTCTTGCGCGGCCGGCCTGTCTTTGGCGCGAGCGATGGCCGGATCTTGGGGAGCCGGCCGTAGAACTTCGGGACCGTGATGCGAAGTCCGCGCTCGACGATCGCGCGGAGGGTCGCCTGCCGAGGCTCTCGCGCACCGGTCTCGGCTTGGCAGACGGTCGACGCGTTCACGTGAGCACGATCCGCTACTACCTGTAGGGTCAGTTTGTAGTACGCACGCCAAGTGGCGAGCCTGATCGGGATGTCCATGGTTAGTTTTTGCATCTTGTGGGGGTTCCGGGTCAAGCCTCCGGATTGGATTCCGGATTCGCTGCGGGATCGCGTTTTCACTTTGCGCAACGAAGGTCGTTGACATTCGCGCCCGACCTGCCGTAACCATCGAGCATGGCCACGCCGACCGAACCCGAGCCGGACATCGCTGAGCAGCTTCGTCGTCGGGTAACCGAGTGGGTTACCCGCTTGGCGCCAAGACTGCGCGACGAGATGTGCGTGACGGAGCTGAAGATCACCCTGTCAACCCCAGGCGGCGACGACGAGGGCAGGCTGCTGCTCGACTACACCGTCGACGAGACCACGATATCGGAGCGTGGGTCGGGCGTCGTCACCGGGCAGCGGTTCGATCCGATCCCGGCGCCGCGCGTCGAGGCGGTCGCGCGCCCCATCGCGTGGCCCGCATCCGAACCCAACGACCACTACGCGTTGTTCGATGCGCTGCTCGCGCGACGCGCACGGAACCCGTTGACGAGCATCCAGCTCCACGGAAATGCGGAAGCGGCTGCCCTCCGATCGTGGGCCACCGAGCGCGGGTTCCCGGTGCTCTCTCTCGAGAGCACCGTAGAGTTGACGCCACCGGAGTCGGCCGCGTTCGGTTGGATGATTGTCGTCCACCTCGACCCCGAGGGCCCGCCGGCCGGCTCCGATGTTCACCCGACCGGCGATGGGGTTGCCTTCTGATGTGGCCGGTGGTCGTGCTCGCGTTTTCGTTCGGGCTCGTCAACGGCATCATGGCGGGGCTCTTTATCGCGTGCGTCGTACACTTCCGATCGCACCCGGACTGCCCGGCAGCCACCAAGGACGACGAGTGAGCGAGATCCGGCATTGGGGGTGCGTGCCGCCGCCAGCCACCGTGGTCGAGTCGGACGCGGCGATCAATGTGCGCCTGCGCGCCGAGCTCGCCGCGTCAAGGGGGCGCGAAGTGGCGCTCGAGGCCGAGGTGCAGCGCCTGCTCTGCTGGACCGTCGGCGCGTTCGTCGACGGCGAGATGAACCCCGCGCACCGGGCCCGGTTCGAGGCGCACCTCGCGGGGTGCGAGCGCTGCCAAGGCGAGGTGGTTGACCTCGGGCAGGTCTCAGCAAGGTTGAGCGAGCCGTGACGCCCGAGGCGTTCGCTCTCTGGCAGGGGATGCGCGGACCAGCATCGAGCTGGCGTCAGGAAGCGCGCGCCGTGATGGTGGGCGTCGTCCGAGGTCTACTCGACCTCGGGAAGCTCGACAACAACGCCGCCTTATTGGATGCGATCGACGATGCGTACCCATTCGGGGAGCGCAAGCGCCTGCCGTACAAGATGTGGCTGCTCGAGCGCAAGCTGTTCCGCGACGCCTGCCACGCGCCCCGGGCGCCGACCCATGACGACGCAGCTGCCTGCGCGGTCGCGCGCGACATGCTCGGTGACGCCCTCACACCCGGACGACCGGCAGCCGAGGTGACCGCGTGGCTCGACGAACAGGCGCCGACCCGGCTCGTGAGAGAGTGCCTCGCATGCGGGGCCAGTCCCGACCTGCCCTGCCTCGACATGTCGCTGCCGATCGAGTTCATCGGCACGACGGCTGCCGAACTCGTCGTCCCGCACGAAACCCGGATAACCGGCCACCTCGACGCGGGCCCACTTTTCTCGTCGGAGGCACGATGACGAAGCTCTTGTGGTGGATGCTGCTCGTTGTGCTGGCGTGCCTGACGCTCGCCCAGTGCGCGCTGATCGGAGCCGGCCTGTGACCGATCAACGACCGGGGAGACCTGCATCGCCGCCACAACAAGGCACATCGCCACAGGGCAGTGCATCGCCACAGACTCCGTGGCGCACGGTACACCGTCGCAAGAACACGTCATTTCTGTTCGCTGAGGACATCGGACCCTCGGGGACAACAATCGACCTCGAGATCATCGACAGCGGGATCGGTGAGGTCGTCGACGTCGACGGCAAGACGCCGATGCCTTGGATCGCGTTCAAGGGTGCCCGGAAGCGACTCGGCCTGAACCGTACCAACTCGAAGAGAATCGAGACGCTGTGCGGAACCAACATCGTCGAGCGTTGGCGCGGATGGGTCACGCTCGTCGTGATTCGGTCGTCCTACACCGACCGCAAAACAAAGGAGCGGTGGACGACCGACGCGATCAAGCTCGCACCGGAACGCCCGCGGAATCCCCGCAAAGGAATGTACATCACCGAGGCCCCGCTCCCCGCCGAACCACCGGCTGATGCAGGGGGGGCCGCGCCAGAGCCGGTGTTCACTGAGGAGGCGCTTGGACCAGATTCTCCGATGACGCCGGCAGAGATCGCCGAGATCGAGCGCCTCGAGCGCCTCGAGGGCAAGGCATGAGCGAGCCCGAGCACCCATACGAGCGGACTCCTGACGGCTGGAGCGAGCCGGAGATCGATACACCACCCACGGACATCACCGAGCGTCGGCTCGTCGATCCGCGGACGTTGCCCGCACGAATCCACAACCTCAAGGCGGCGGGGCTGTCCGGGGCGCACGCACTCCTGTCCTTCCAGGGCGATTCACCCGACAGCCTCGCGAGGAGACTCGGGTCCGGTACCCACGCGATGCTCACGGGTAAACCGTGGGTGCCATGGGACCAGCCGAGCAAGGCGAGCCTGAAGCGGCGCGCCGATGTCATGAAGGAGGTGAGGGCCGGTTCGAACAAGCCACTCCCGGCGCTCTCGACTGCACCGCGATCAGGTGACGACTGGAAAAAGTTCTGCGTCGCGAACCAAGGCAAGGTGATCCTGACCGAGTCCGAGGTCGCGAAAGCACGCCGCATGGTGGACGCGATCATGCTCAACCCTAAGTCCAATGCGCTGATGACTGGCGATGTCATCATGGAGCGGTCGATCATCTGGGCGCAGAACGGCCGAGCCCGGCAGACGACACCTGATGTTCGAAGCGCCAACGGAGAGTACAACGCCGAGATCAAGACGGCCCGATCGGTCCATCCGCTGTGGTTCAAGCGCGACGCCGAGAAGTTCGGATACCATGCGCAGCTCGCCGACCAATCCGCGGCGATCAAGCATGAGACCGGAAGCGCGCCCAGGCACAGCTTTATCATCGCGGTCGAGTCGGGGCCGCCGTGGATCGTGCAGGTCTACGAGGCATTGCCGTCCACGCTCGACAAGGGGGCGCAGCTCTGCGAGATCTGGCTCGACAAGTTGCAGATCTACGAAGCGACTGGCCAGTGGAGTGGATACTCGGATCGCATCGAGCCGTGGGAGATCATCGACCCGCTCGAGGCCGCGATCGCTGACCCTGACTGGATGACCGACAAGGAGGATGACATTTCCGCGGAATAACATCGTCCCGGCAACAGGTCGCAACGCGAGAGTGGTCATCGACCTGTGGTGATCGTGGTTGGAGGAAAGCCACGCCGGAAACCTCCCGCCGACATACCGTCGGTGTCTGCATCGATAGCTCAGCGGATAGAGCAGCCGGTTTCTAACCGGTCGGTCGCTGGTTCGATCCCAGCTCGAGGCACGGAGGTGTGACATGGCACAGGTTCAGTTCAACGGAGTGAAGGTATTCTCGTCGACGAAGCATGCAGAGCGCGCTGTGATTGGCGAGAACATCACAGCATGGCTCGCGACCAATCACGTGGAGATCGTTGACAAGGTAGTGACGCAGTCATCCGACAGCGAGTTTCACTGCTTGACGATAACGTTGTTCTACAACAGGAGCGTAAAATGAAGAGAAAGCGACTGGAGCTGAAGCGAGACACGGTGCGCAACCTGACCGTTGGGGGGCTCCGCCAGGTTTACGGCGGTAGCGATACTCCGGTGACATGCGACTCATGCGGTTGCGACATCACGCGCGGATGCAACATCACACAGCGCGGACCGGGGTGCGGTCCATGGCCGGACCCGCCCTGATGCCGGCGAAGTGCCAGCGCAAGAGGCAAGGCCGGGCCGCGCGCGCGGCCCGGACGTACCTGCAGGAACAGGCCGATGGATCGGACATCACGCTCGACGACATGGTCGAGCGGTTCGGCGTCTAGAACCTGATGATCACCATCATCGGCATCGGGGGCATCGGGGGCATCGACGCGGCTGGCATCAGTTCGGCCGCGACGCTTGCGAGCTCGGGGATCGGCGGCGCCACCGGTTCGGGGATCGGCCACGGCGGCTCGGTCCACTGGTCGACGCCGGTCCCGCGCCGCGAGCTCGAGATCTCGACAACGCCGAGGTGTCCGTCCTTGTGGAGCACGAACGCGCGCAGGTCCGCCTCCTCGGACGAGGCCTCGGCGCTGATCGCGGCCAGCGTGTACTGATTCGCGAGCCGCAGTAGGACGACCTGGCCGATCATGGGCTACGCCGTCACCGGGACGGTGATCGCGATGCCGCGCGGGATCGACGCCTTGAACGCGCGGAGATCGTCGATGGTGTTCTGGTTGATCAGCGCACGGGTCATGTTCCCGTCGCTCACGATCAGCGCCGACAGCGCGGCGAAGTTCCGTGCCGCCGTCGCATCGGCATCGCAGCAGCACTTCGCCGCCTTGGCGTCGCTGTCCGCCTTGTTCTGGAACGCCACGAGGGTCGCCGCGGCGAACCAGGAATCCTGCTTCGCGCCGAGCTCGGCGCGGATGCGCTCGCCCAGCACGGTCAGTCCGTTGTAGTTCGCGGTCGCCTGAACCGCCGCCGCGTTGCCGATCGCGTTGCTGAGCACGGCCTGCGCGTTGCCGATTGTGGTGGCGAGCACCGACTGCGCAGCGAACCCCGTGTTGACGCCCGAGTTGATTCCGGACGCGGCGACCTGTAGGGCGATCAGGCCATCCTTGGCCAGGGTGACGGCGTCCTTGCCGACGAGCTGCACGCCGTCGTCCGTCTTGCACGCGGCGAGAGCAGTCGCGACCGCCGCGGTGTTCACCGCCGCCGTCACGTCCTTGGTCGCCGCGCAGGTGTCGCGCGCGGCATCGCCGAACCCCGCCTGAACGATCTGGTCGGTCCGACACGCGCCGGCCTGGACCAGCTCGTTGGTGCGCGCGGCGGACGCGAGGTTCTGGGTGCCGAACCGCTCGACCTCGGCGGTCAGCGAGCGGTAGTCGGCGCGGGCCTCGACGGCATCGAAGAAGCGGCCGTCGCCGTGGTGATGGCGGTCGTGGTTGCGGTGGTCGGTGGTGATGACGGTCTGGCCGGGCGCGGGCTGGATGACTTCGGTGGACATGGTGGGATACCTCCACCGCTGGTCTACCCCTGCTCACCTGCCGCCGACCTACCCGGGGACCCACGAACTGGGCCCGGGGACCCACGAACTATTCCGGGGTCGACTTGGAAAGCAGCGCGATCCCGTGCATGTCGATCACCTCGCCCTTGCCCTCGTCATTGTCGCAATGGAACGCGTGGTTATAGTCGGCCGCCTTGAGCTTGTCGGCGATCTCGGCGTAGACGGCAGGCGAGACCTCGAGGATGGCGTACGTGTAGCTCACTTCGCGACCAGTGCCCGGACCGCCGCGTCCTTGGCCTCGAGCAGCTTGCGCAATGCAACGGTGCGCTCCGGGTTGCGGGGCAACGGGAACTGCACGGCGGTCCCCTCGGGCATCTCGCCATCTGCGACGATGATCCGCGCGAGGTCACCAAACGGCTTGCTGACCGCCTGCAGGTGCGCAGGCAAATGCGCATACGCGAAGAACTGGAGGATGTGGTCGGCGGGCGGCTGCGCGGTCACCGGCGTCGAAGTGGTGGGTGGCGTGGCTGTGGATGGGGTTGGTTAACTCATTGCCGGCGACGCTATCACGTCTCGCCGGCGGGCGGCGGCAGGGGCTTGCGCCTCTTGCGGCGCCGCTTGCGCTCGGCCTCGGCCCGATGCTCGGCGCAGTCGTGGCAGCATCGGCGCCCGGCCGCCTTGCGCCTCGGCTCGATGCTCTCACCGCAGTCACGGCAGACCCCGGCAGCCTCGTGCTCGCGCCACCGCCGCGCCACCGCGGCTACAACAGCGCTCGCATCGCCTGCAGCCCGCCCGGCAGGATGACAGCGTTGATGTCGACCCGGCCGACGCCGGGCGCCTCGCGCGGGTAGCCGGTTGGACCGGTGGCCGCGCCCTCGGCCGCCGTGTACTGCCACAGCATCGTGTGCGCGAGGTCGGTCCCGGTGCGGGCCAGGAACTGCGCCGTGCTCTCGCCGGCGCCGTGGAGCTCGGGGCCGTACAGCGCGACCGCGGAGCGCCCGCAACCAATCCGGTCGGCGATCCCGAGGGAGCGCAGTAGCTCGCCGCCGTAGAGCGTCGCGAGCTTGCCGCTGAGCTGCCGGTACCGCAGCGCGAACGCCCCGGTAATATGCTCGACCCCGGTTCGTGTCGGCACCACCCGGTGGCGTTGCCCGCCGCGCTCGACGTCGACCATCGCCGGCAGCGTTCCGGCGCGCTCGCCGCCGACCTTGGTGAGGTAGAGCCAGAACCGCTCAGCCTGGACCGCGCCGTCCTGATCGAGGGTCAGGAAGTGGTAGAACCCATCGAAGAGGTCGTCGCCGTAGCGCTTGCTCGCGAACAGATGGGCGCGCTGTGCGTGCGCCCACCCGCTGTACTCGTAGTCGAGGCCCTGGGTGAGCTTGAAGAACGCCCCGTGCCACGGCGGCCCGGCCGTCATGTACGTCGGCCAATCGACGACGTGATCGCGCGGGTAGAGGTCGATCAGGAGGGGATCGATCACCGAGGCCCACTCGCCGTCGCCCACGTCACACCACCGAAGCGCGCGCGGACCCGCTCGACGAGCGCGTGGGTGTTCACGGGGGCGCCGGCCACCGCGGTATCGCCCGCCGGCGGGCGATACCGGTCGATCGTGTCGAGCATGGCGCAGCCGCCGATCGTCTCGAGCGCGGTGATCACATCGGACTCGAACGCCGCCCAGCTCGGCGCGGCCAGTAGCGTCGTGGCTTCCGAGGCGAGCGCGCCCTTGTCGGCCTTGGTGCAGTCGACGCTCGCGGTCGTGGCATAGGTTGGATCCGAGCATGCCATCTGGCCGGAACCTCCGAGCACGCCGACCAGCAGCACAACGGCCGCCGTCTTCACGAGCGTGCGGCTGACCGTGTAGCCGAAGTACGCCAGCACCACGACGGCGAGCCCGGCGATCCTGGCGACGAGGGTCCCGTCACCGATGAGTCCGGCCGCGTAGGCGGCCCCGAGCAGCTTCGCGGCCCAGGCGCCGTAGAACTCGCTGGTTTTCCAGCCGGGACTGACGATGGATGGGTCGGTGATCGCAACTGGCGACGTCGGGGTTGTATCAGTGTCGGTCATGGTGTCCTTGCTTTCAGTGATGGTCATGGTTTCCTGTTCCTCTTCGTGTAGTGGTACGGAGATGTTCGGCCTGGATCCGATGGTGCGACCGGATACCGCTCGCGCATCCTCCGCTCGCTCTCGAGAGACGGCGGCTCAGGTAGCGGGACTGGCGCATATGGCTCGTCGACCGGTGTGTGCTGTTCGATCCATTGGAAAGTGTGGTCGAGTTTCGCGCTCATCGTGGCGAACGCCTGTGCCTGCAAGAGCATCGCGTCGGAGGTGATCTGCGCGGCCTCGCGTTGGGCATCGGCAACCCTCACCTGCGCCGCAGCCGATGCCGCAGCAGCCTCCTTTTGGCCTGCGGTGCTGTCGTTGATCGCCTTGGTGATCTGCGTGACCGCCCAGCGGAGCGCGGCCCAGCCGGCACCGCTGATCGAGACCAGCGCAGCGATGATAGCGGTGATGATTTGCCCATCGGTCATGGTTTCACGCTCAGAGTGCAGGCGACCACGATCATGTTCTGGCTCGAAGGGCGCCGACGACAAGCGGCGCGATGATCCCAACGGCCCATCGCCAAGTCCGGCGGGACTCGACGAGAGAGGTCGTGATGACGTCGTGCCCGTTAACGCGCTCGTCGAGCTTGTCGACACGTGCCTCGATCAGAACATGCGGTGGTGTATCGCGGTGAGGATGCATTCCATTACCTTCAATCATCGGGTACGCTTCGTAGCGTGAGGTTCGGTGTCGTCTCTCATGGTGGTCCCCTAGGGCTCGATGCCGATGATCGCGCCCACCCCGAGGGTTGTCAGCGCGAACGCGACGGTGATGTCCCCGGTGGGTCCGCCCTCGGCGAGCGAGGCGTTCCAGGCAGCGTTCGTGACAAAATCGACGACCACGCCTCGATTTCCGCCAAACGCCCGCGCGAGACCAGCGACGTTGCCGCCGGACATCGTTACCGGGTTGCTGTTGACGTTGGTGCGGTACCCGCCCGCAAATGCCACGATCCCCTCGTTCGAAAATCCAGTCGTTCCACCGGTGAGTGTCAGCCCAGTCTGGAACGCGTTGTTCACGCTCAGCTTCACGAGGTCGATGTTCGCCACAGCGAGCGCGTTCGGCCCACGTACCGTGATAATACGCCCGCCATTGATCACGAGACCATTGCTCGGTACGGTAGTTAGCGGCGTCGATATCGTGGCGCGGTTAGCGGTGACCGCGCGCGCCCAGATTCCCAGACGCGACGTCGTGGTTTGGCTCGACTGGATCTGATTCTGCGGACTACTGAGGCTTGGGTCGTTCACCGCGGTCCACGCGGTGCCGCCACCGGCCACGGTCGGGGCGGTGATCTGCGTGCTAGACCCGCCCGCGGATTGCGTGATGGCGAACAGGATCTCGAGGTCGCCGATGATCCCACAGCTTGATGGTATCGGACTATATGCCCCAGTACTCATGTACTGGGGACCCCATCCGACGATCTGCGGCGCGGGCGACGGGCGTGGGCGGATGCCGCCGAGCGCGTCGAACAGCGCCCAGAATAGTCGACTGCCCACGATGACCGAACTGTCGCCGTCATAATGCAGGTGATCGCTGTGACCCTTGGTGTCAGCTGTGGGGACCAATACCACGTTGCCTGAGAACGCCGCAGCCACATTGTCCTGTGCCGTCTGGATCGTCGAGAGAAACGGCACCGTGCTTGCGATGGATTGAAAGTCCGGGTTGCGGACTATGGCTATCTTGATCCCGGACCCCTTTTTCGCAATCCAAGCGTTCACGATCTCGGTCAGCTTCGCTGCGCACCCTGCCGCCTCGCCCGAGTTGAACCCGTCATTCCCGCCGAGAAACGTGATGGCTCCACGGGTTTCCGCAGGGAAAGCAGCCTCGGCCGCGTCGTGCCACGCCATCGCCTGCGTCCAGAGGTTAGAGCCGGCGGTCGGAAACGTGCTTGTGGGCGTGAACTGCAACGCCTTGATCCCGCTGACCGCCAACTCCGCGAGCTTCCAGCTCACTCCGGCGCGCGCTGCCTCTTGCGCGAAGAACGTCCGCCAGCCACCTCCCGCCATGCCCGGTGGGTTGTACGGCCGAACGCCACCCGTCGTGATATCCGTCTCGTAGGGGGGATTGACCCCGCCGGGTCCTGTCGATTGGCTGAACCTAAACCGCCACGGCATCGTGGTTATCTCGGTGGACGGATCGAACGTCTCATCGTATTCGTCGGGGATGACGGTCTCGCCGACTCCATTGGAATCACCCATCTGAAAGATCTGCGTCGCCGCCCCGGAACCCGACTGAAGTTCGTTGGCGTCGACGCCGACGGCGACGCCAACACGGATACCGACCGATACGCCGACCCGGATGCCGATCATCAGTCCTTGCCGTTCCAGCTGTACCCGAACAGTCCTTGCGTCGTGATCACGACGATCGCCTTGAGGTGCCTCTGTCCGAAGTTACCGACATCGATGTTACAACCGCCCGCGATGGCTCCAGGGATCGTCATGGTCAGGTTATTTTCAGTGCATGCACCAGCCGGGGAGATCGCTACATATCGCTGTGTCGGCTGTTGTTGGATCCAGTGACCCGCCACCACGTCGACCAGCGTGACCCGGATAGATGGATAATCAGACGTCCAGATCGTGATGTTACCGATCGTTGCTGCGTCCCAGAAGAACGATGCACTTTGAACGATGCTCGCTTCCCCGCCGAGCCCGAAGTGATAGGTACCCACGACGAGCGGAGATGAGACGATCCAGTCGGTGTTTTGCAATGCCGGCATGTCAAGCTCCTGCTCGTCGGTCGAGCACTGTCATCGTGCGTTGTCCAAGGGTGATCGGTCCGGTGAGTGCTGGGCCGCCCGGCGCTGGCATCGGCTGGCCCGGTGCCGGACCAGCAGCGCTCGCGTTCTGGCTGAGAAACTGGACGTGCGCCGGGGTCATCGTGCTGTCGAGTGGGATCTGGTACATGATCTGGATCGCAACACGTGTGGGGTACGGCAACGTCTTCTGCATCTTCGGAGCGGCGTCGAGGAGTCGCTTCTGGGCCTCGGCGAACAAGAGCGGGTAGACGACCCGGAGCGTCTCGGCGCCCTCCATTGTGATGCGGCCCTTCGACAGGTCCTCGAGCACGCTCGCAGGATCGTTGACGGCGCGCACGTACTTCGCCCACTCGTCGAGCGCCGCCTTCGATGGGTGCCAGATCCCATCGCCGGGCACCATGCCGGGGAGCATGGTCTGCTTGGGGGCCTTGCTGTCGAGGAACGCGATCCCGCGCTGCGCCTGCGCCGTGACGGCATCGAGGAGCGCGGGGTCCGAGGTCTGCACGCGGTCGCCGATCTCGCGTTGCAGGGCACCCGGCGCGAGGGCGTGCGCGATCTCGTCCATGCGCGCGTGGTAGAGCGCCTGCGGATCACTGCTCGTCTCTTTCTTGCCGCCCGGGAACAACGAGACGGCGAGGATCGAGGCGGTCGCCGGCCCCGCGACCTTGCCGACCTTGATCCCGTTCGTGACGATCGATTGGGTCGCCGCAACGATGCGGTCGCGCGTCTGCGCCGCCTTGGCTGCGATCAGGCTCTCGGTCGAGCCCGGGATCGAGCCGCCCTTGCGCCCCAGGATCGACAGCACCGCCTTGGCCTTGAAGTAGGCACCGAGCACCGGGCCGATCACCGGGATCGCCGAGAGCGCGGGCACGTGCACCCCCATCGCCTTGAGCACCTCGAGCGCGGTCGCGGCGGTTCCCATCTTGCTCGCGAGCTCGCTGCCCTTCGTGGGCGCGCCGACCGGCGGACCGGTGCCCGCCGCCGCCGACTCCTTCGCCGCCGCCTTGCTCTCAGCGCGCTGCATGGAAACGAGCGCGCGATCCTTGGCGCCCTCGGTGGCCGACTCGTGCCGTTGGAGCGCGCGATCAACGTCCGAGGTCACCGCTGTTTTGTCGGGTGCGGAATCGTGGGCCGCGCGCGCACGGGCGGCGCCGCCCGGCTCGACCTGGGTCTTGGCCGCACCGCTTCCGATCCCATGCTCCTCGAGCACACCCTTCGTGCCGGCGGCGGTCGCGGCGCCCGGTTCCGCAGCGCCCTCGAGCCCGAACAGCTTCATGAGGGCGGACCCCGACGTCGGCAGCTTGCTCGAGGCATCCCCGGCCGCCCGCGCTGCGCTGGAGCTGCTCGCCTCGGCCTGCGCACGGACCGCGGTCCGGTAGTCGGCGGCCCGCTTCACCGCCCCCGCAGGCGCATCGGCGCCGAGCGCGTCGGCGAGGTCGGCGCTCGCCGATTCGACCCCGCCGATGACTTCGGCGGCCCGGCCGAACTGCGCCGACATGTCGACGTTCTTGCCAACGCGCGCGGTCGGGTTCCGCTTGACGGCGCCCTCGTTGATGCGCTCCCATGCCTTCGCGGGGGTCATGTTCGCGATCTCGTCGGCTGATAGCCCGAGGTCGCGCAGTTGCGCGCGCATCTTGGACGTCATCATGACAGGGACCGATGCGCCCTGCGCCGCCCGCTCACCCGCCGCCATCTCCGATCCGGCGTAGTTCCTGGCCATCGCCTGAGCCCGGAAGTGCTCGGCGGCATCGGAGGCGCGCGCAGCCTTCCCGGCCGCGTACTCCGCACGCGCTGGGGCGCCCATCTCGGAGAGCCCGCTGCCCGCCGCGAGCTTGTCCTGCGTGCCGCGGAGCAGGCCGGTCAACGAGTCGCCCTTCGTGGCAGCGGATATCGCGCCGCCGGCAAGAGCGTGCTCTCCAATAACCACCGCGTCGGGTACCCGACCACCTCCTTCGCGGAAGCGATCCTGCTCAGCACGAAACTCTGCCTCACTATCGAATGCGCGGGCGCCTGCCGTGCCATCGGTCGCAACCCCCTGTTCGCCGCGCTGCACGATCTCTTTGGCCGGGACCGTGGCTGCCTCCGCAGGCGTCCCTGTAGCTGCTGCCCGCCGCCCCACCTTTGTTGCCGGATATTCGAGGAGCGGAGCTGCCCTCGTCCCGTCGGTGCCGGCCGCGACCACGGCATGCGCAAGCTCGTCCGGCGTCTTGACGCCACGAGAGCCCGTCGCACCGAACTCGCCCACAGGGACCCCGCTCGGGGGAGGGATGGTCGGCAGTTCCTGGGATCCAGGAGCCCTCAAGCCTCGTAGAGCATCCTCGATTTCAACATCCGCCTCGTACTGCGCCCAGTCGGTGAACTTTGCCATGCTCGCGTGGAACTTCTGGAGCGCGTCGGCGATCTGCTGACTCTCCGCGCTGTGCGCGGCCTGATCGACGATCGCCTGTGGATCCGCGCCGCCGAACGCGCGCCGCGTCACCTGCTCGCCGGCCTCGGCCATGCCCTGCTTGGCATCAGCGAGCCCGATCCGCTGCCTCGCGGTCTGCGCCATCGCCTCGCCGTCGCTCAAGGTCTGGCCGAGCTGGGATGTCGCCTCGTGCTGCGCCTCGCGCCCCGCCGCCGCGGTCATCTCGGAGCGCGGGAACAGGCTGCGCGCGCGCACCAGCGCGCTCTCGGCGAGGGTGAACGCGCCGCCAACCGGCGCCGCGAACAAGGCGCCGTTGCCCATCGCGCCCACGAAGCCCTCCGCCGACAGCGGCTTGTCCTCGAGGGCGGTCTGCGAGAGGTACTGGCCGCCGCCGTAGAGCGCGCCCTCGGCCGCTGCACCGGCGGATGCCGCCGCCGTGCGACCGAGCAGTCCGGCGCCCTCGCCGGCGATCCCGCTGACCGCCGCGCCGATCCTCGAGACCCCGGCGGCGGGCGCGCGGGACAGGATGCGCGCCCCCAGTCCCTCCACGCCGGCCGCCGCGCCGCCGGTCGCGAGCGCAGGTAGGAGCATGCCGCCCAGCTCGCCGGCGCCCGTGGCATACGGATGCTGCGCGCGCGATGCCGCGACATGCTCGAAGTCGCCGCGATCGAGCAAGCCCTTGAATGCGTAGTCGCTGGCACCGAGCGTGAGCCCCGAGAGCGCGCCGGTCGCGCCCGCGGTGACCGCACCCGCGGCGCCGGTCTCCTCCGGGGTGAGCGCTCCGGTGGTAGCCCCGGCCTCACCGATGGACACCGGCGTGTAGCCGCCCGCGCGCGCAGATCCCTCCTGCTCGTCAGGGACGTTGACGATCGTGCCGTCTGGTGAGCGGAGAAGCCCCATTACTCCCCTGAGACCTGCCGTTGCCATGCCGCCGCAGCCTCGGGCGACTGCTTCGACGGTGTGAGGCCACCCGCGGGCACCGGGATCGCGGTCGCCGGCACGAAGGCCCGGATGTCCTTCGCGCGCTCGGGACCCACCTCCTTGAGGATGTCCTCGAACATCGCGGGGTCCTGGTCGTGCACCAACCGCAAGAGCCCCCAGGATAGCGAAGGTCGATCATTGGCGACGATGGGTGCGGCGAGCGAGGCGACGATCTGTTTCCGCTTCGCGTTGCTCGCGGATCCTGCCTCGGTGATAAGCGCGTTCGTTTGCGCTTCGATCTTCGGGCTCAGGCCGTAGTTCGTCCCTGTCGCTGCGATGCTCGACGACGCATCTGCATCCTCGTTCATCTTCTGCTCGCGATACCCGAGTCCAGGGATGTTCACGTTCGGGCGACGCGCATCGCCGAACTCCACAGCCGTCTTGTCGTCGAAAGTTGCGGCCGGCTGGTCGCTCGGCGACGATGGAACCCATCCGTCCTTGATGCGGTGGCTCTTGAGCAAGGAGTCGACGCCGCCTTTCACGGCATCCTGCAGACCGTCCAGTGCCGCAATTCCGGGTGCCTTGCGGAAGGCGCGGTCAATTAACGAGCTCGGATCGTAGGTCATGATGTGCTTGCTGATTGCGTCCAGCTCTCTGCTGGACGCGCGCGCTCCGATCGCTCGCGCGTACTCGACCATCGCGGTTCCGTACTCCGATTGAAGGCGCCCCCATCCTTCCCGGTCCTTGATGTCGGGATCCTTGGTCAGGAAGCTCTTGATCTTGGCGGTCGTGTTGATGAGATCTTGCCCCCACTTGATACCGTCCTGCACCTCGCGGCGCGCGACCGGATCGGGAATCGTGGCGACCTCCGTTGTGTTCGCCTCGCTCCGCAGCTGGGCCGCGTAGCCCGCGGCAACATCCTGCGCGACAGTCGGGTCCGTCTTGATCCGTTGCTCGATCTGATCGACCTGAGCTTTTGCTTGCGGGGTCGCGGCCTGGCCGCGAAGCTTCTGAACGTACGCGCTCGCAGCCTGCGCCGGGTCCTTGCGCGCGACCGCCTCGAGCTGATCGGCCTGCGTCATGAGTCCGCGCCCCCGCTCGGTCAGCAGCGGATCGCCAGTGATGGGGTTGCCGATACCCTCCTCCTTGACCTTCTGCTGCTGATCCTTCATCGCCTTGCGTTGCTCCTCGGCCGCCTTGATGCCGAGTTCCTGCTCCTTGATGCCGCCGGGCCCCCACTCCAGATCCTGAAGCTTCTGTGCGCGCGCCTCTGCGGCCTTCGCGACAGCAAGATGACCACCGGCAATCGCGTTGGCGGATTGCGCGATCGCTACTTGCTTGTACTGGACATCATGCGAGACCGCTGTATCCGCAGACTTCTGCGCCTTATCAGCCGAGGATTCCATGAGCGTGGCGTATTGTTGCTGCGCCGTTGCCCGTGCCTGTGGGTCGCCCATCTTCGCGCCGGTCAGAGCGATCTGCTGTGCGAGCCATCGATCGTTGCGCGCGTCGAGCAAGTCCATCTGCGCCTGTCGGTTGGTCGAATAGGCGTTGTACCGGTCGAGCGAGTGTTCGGCCCGCGCGCCCTTCTCCTTCAGTTGTTCGCGCTGGTCCATCTGCGCAACGACAGCTTGGTGCATGCGGTCCTGGAGCTGCTGCACGATGGGATTGGGGCCGGACTGGCGCTGCAGTGCCTGCCCGACGGCCCCGAGCGCGGTCGCGATCCCCCAGCCGATGTGGTCACCGAGTCCCATGTCGTGCACGAACTTGTCCTGATCGATCCTGAAATTGTCGACCTCCTTCATCGTGTCATCGACATAGGCCATCTTCTGCAGCCTCGTCTTGTCGATCTCGTCGTTGAGCGCCTTGCGCTGGTCCTCGATCTGCTTGGCCGCGTCGGCATGCTGCTGGAACGCGGCGAGGTTCTGCTGTGACTGGTCGATCGAGACCTGCTCTTGCGCCTGGATTCCCTTGGTCGCCGCCTGTTCCGCGGTCGCCTGGCGCGCGCGCGCGTCGGCCTCGAGTTGCGCCGGCGTGGGCGGTTTGCCGGTCGGCGCCGGGCCCGCAGGCGCCGCAGCGCCGCCCGGGTGGCCGAACTGCGTCATCGGGATGTGGATGTCCGTGCTCGCCGCCGCCGGCGCGGCGCCCGCGGTTGCCGCCGAAGGAAGTGCGAGCGGGATCTGCGGCGGTAATGGGGCGGCGGCGGGTGTGCCGTCCGGACCGATGACGTCCCCGGGTGGCCCGATCACCGCCGGTGGCGGCGGCGCGAGCCCGAACGCCTGCGCGACGACCGGGTGGACGTCGCCGTACCCGCCGGTGTCGGCCTGCAGCCCGGCGAGATCGGCATCGATCGGCGGTGGCGCGCCGGGAGGCTGCATGCCGTACGACTGCCAGATGCTGTCGGGGAGGTCGCCCACCTATACCCCCAGCACCGAGGTGCCGCGGTATCCAGAGTCCGCGACCGAGGCCGGTGCCGCGCTCTGGCGCTGGTTCGCCATCTGCTGCGCCAGGATCTGTCCGCCGGCGCTGATGCCGGCGCCCAGGAGCGCATCGTTGCGCTGCTGGCTCGCCGCGGCCTGTGCGGCCTGTGCGCCGATCTGCCCGCCGCTCATGCCGCTGAGCGAGTTCAGGAGCCCCATGTAGTTCTGACTGTTCAGCGCCTGGGCGTTGGCCTGGTAGCCTGCGTTCGCGTTGGCCACGCCGAAGTCACCCTGTCGGCCAGCTGCGCCGACCTGGCCGAGCATGCCCTGGGCGTTCATCTGATCCTGGAGCGCGGCCTGTTGTCCCATGCCCGCCGCGCTGGAGCCGAGCGCCGCGCTCTGGTTCGCGGCGTTGCGATACGCGAGCGCCGCGTTGCCCCCGCGCGCCATGCGGGCAATCCCCTGCTGTGCCGCGATCGCGTTCTGGTACTGGCGCTGCGCGGCGAGCTCGCCGGCGCCCTGCTGTTGGCCGCTCGCGATGCCCTGGAGCTGGCCCATCTGCTGGAGCTGGGCCGCGCGGAACGGGTCGTTGCCCATCTGCAACTGGGGCGCCTGTTGCGAGGTGAGCCCGCCCGGCCCGTACCCCTGGCTGATGAGCTTGAGGATTTGGTCCCGGTCCTGGTACTGGGGCGGAGGGTCGTCGGGGGTAGAAAAATAGCCCAATAGCCCGCCGCCGACACCACCGATGGCGGCGCCCCAAGGACCGAATGCCGCGCCAGCTGCCGCGCCAGTTGCCGCGCCCGAGAGGGCGCCCGATGTCCTGGATGGCATGATGTGCTCCTTCAGGCGCTGCGCGCCGCTCCGATTTTGTTGACGGGACCCAACACGCCGCCAACGAGCAGCAGCTCCGACAGCTCGAAGCTCGCGCCCGGCGTGATGCCGGTAGAGACCGCCGTAGCGAACTGCGCCAGCGCCGTGGACAGGTTGGCCGCGAGCCCGGCAGCGACGCCTGGACCCTTGCCGACGAACAGCGCGGCGAGCCGGAAGTTGTCGTTGCCCGGTACCCAGTCGCCTGTGCCTACGGTGAAGTGTGAGGCGCTTGGCGCGGCGCTGCCATCGATCGATGACGACTGGACCGAGAGCACCTCGGCCGTCCCGAACAGTTCGCGCACGCCCAACTGGGAAATATCGGTAAGGCCAGAGCGATCGATTACGGCAAGCCCGACCTGCCATGCTCCGACCATGTACGCAGACGGGCCGGCGATCGCGGTGCCGAACGTCGATCCGGGGCCGAGACCGAAGGTCATCGACGTGCCATCGGTGCCACTGATCGACCAACCGTTACCGAACGCCGCGCTGGCATTGCCGCACACCTGACCGAATGCGGTTGGCAGGGCGATCCACTTGATGACCCACGCGACGACCAGCTCGTCGGCGAGCCCCACGCTGAACAACGCACCGCCATCCCACTTGCCGGTCTGCGAGACCGCGCAGCCAACAGCGCGATCGCCGCCACCACGCGGCCCCGGGTCGCCGTACACAAGCCCAGCGCCAGACGCGGCGAGGGTCACACCACCGAGCACCGGGGCCAGACCGCCGTTGATCTCGTCACACAGCCACCCGTGCGTGAAGGTTGCGCCCTTGATCGCTGTGATGGCGTCGTTGTAGCCGCCGGTCAGTCGATCCTCGAGCCGGAACGAGATCGCCTGCGACCTCTTGTTGATGTGAATGTGGCGCTGGTACCGCGTCCCGGCACCACCAGCACCACCGTACGCTCCCGCGCCGTACGCTCCCGCGCCGTACGGCGATGGGCTCCAGTTGCCGTTCACGTCGTTGAGAATCTCAGGGCTGTAGCTCTCGTCATAGTCGAGTCGGTACCTCACCACGAGCGTGTGATCCGAGATGAACCGACCCAGGAAGTAGGCGTAGAGGATGCGCTGCCAGCTCTGCAGATATTGAGCGAAGTGAATCCATGCGGTCTCGATGACCATCGTGATAGTCGAGTTGTCATCGAGATAGAGCTTGGGGGTCTCGACGAATACCCGACCGTCGGTACGGAGGTAGTAGTACAGCCCGTCCAATACGATCGCGTCGAGCCCCTCGTGATTAGTGAACGTCGACCACGAGTCGCGGTTGTAGTCCCACACCGGCGACCGTCCGCTATCGGTGAGGTAGACGATGCGCTGTGCACTGGGAATCAGCGTGGCGTGCGTGATCTTCTGGAAATCGAACTTCTGGACGTCATTGCCGATGTTCACGATCTTCCGGTCGCGCGTGAGCATCATGATGCCCTTCGCGCTCTGGAACGTGAGCCCCACCGGGGTCTGACCGATCGACGTCGCGGTGATGCACCCGACGTCGGTACTCACAAGCTCGATCGCGGTGAAGGCGTTCGCCTCGGGGTTCGCGTTCGGATCCGCGAGCGGGCCAGGCCCGGCGAACACGTAGACTGCGGTCGTCGAGAATGGCACCACGGTGTCGTCCATGACGCCGATCGCCGTGACGGGCCCGCCGAACGGGTCCTTGCGCAGCGAGAGATCGATGGGCGCTTCGATCGCGGTGTCGTCGGCGATCTGCTGCGTGTAGCGAATGAGATGCGGGTCGGTGGTGTCGGTGTAGAACAGCCGGCTCTTGCCCACAGCGACGATCCCGCCATGCCAGGGCGCCGGGGAGTTCGGCAGGATCCCGCCGTTCGTGTAGAGCTCCTCGCGCGCCTTGAGCGCGATGTCGTCGAGGTTGTCCGTGAAGCTCACGGTGTCTACGGTCGGATCGTTGAGGACGTACCGGTTGTCGCCCGCGACCACCGTGACGTCGTTGCTCGTGACCCGGAAGAGGGGCAACGTCGAGTCGGTGCCGGTCGCGCCCGCCGGGGAGCGCGCCACGCAGATCCGCACGTTGGCGAACCGCGTGAGCCGGCACGCCGGGATCGCCATCGTGAACTTCTTCGGGCCGCCCGCCATCGTGACGAGCATCTTGACGCTCGGCGGGCCGCGGTGGAGCTCGCCCTGGGCGTCGACGGCCTCGTACCACCACGCATAGAGGTACGCGCCGTTCGCGATCGCGCCGGCCGCCCCGATCGCGATCGCCGTGGTCATGTCGACCGGCGCTCCGGCAGCGTCGAACCCGAAGTCTGGCGCGCAGTGAAAGTCGGCCTCGTGCCAGGCATCGCCGTCGTAGTGCATCGGCATCGACGAGGACAGGTAGAGCCCACGCCCGAGCTGCACGCTCTGATATGCAGGCAGGAAGTCCACGGTTGCGAGCTTCAAGCCTTGCTCGCTGAACTGATCCCCATTCTGCGACGACAACTGGATGCGGTAAGGCACGCACACCGCGTGCTGGCGCGAGTACACGTCGGTCTCGGCGAGGTCGACGGGCATGGCGTTCGGCAGGTGCGTCGTCCACGCCCGCGTTCCGGCGCCTGTGTTCCGCATGAGCGCGCCCGACGCCTCGCCGGGCATCAGGCGCGACACGATGACGGCGTTCGGCGCCGCGATCCCGCTTGCCCCGCTCAGGCGCAGCGCGGCGACGTAGGGGAAGAACCGCGCGGTGTGCGCGATCATCACGTAGACGTCGCCATCGAACGTCACGCCATCGAGCGCCGCGCCGTCATGCCACGCGCGAGACGCGAGCCCGTGTCCGAGGAGCCGGGTTTGCGCGCCGAGCGCGCCGGTCACGCCATCGATAGAGCCGCTGTCGATCGCGCAGAGGTCCGAGCGCGCGGCCGATGATTCCGCCGCCCAGAACAGGTTATTGCCGAATCCTCCGCTCGGGGCCCCGCCGCCCCATGCGGATGTCACCTTGGCGTAGACCCCGGTCGTCACGGCCAGCGACGCCACGGACGCCACCGTGTTGAACGTCCCTGCGCGCAGCACGCGCCCACCAAGCGTGGTCGCGGACGTCACCCAGACGATGCCGATCTTCTGGAACACCGGATCGAACGAGAGAGCGATCGCGCCGGTGACCGCATCTGCGTTCGTGAGTACCGAGGGCAGCCCGGTGGCCGGCGAGCCGAGCACGCCAGACGGGTGGAGGTAGCCGATCCTCCAGCCTCCGACGATCGCCCATGCGACCAGCCCGGGGCGGATCGCGAACGCGCCTGCCGGGGCGGAGACAGCGGCCTCTGCGTCGTACGATGGGTTGCCGGCATTGAGGTCATTCGTGAGCGTCGACACCACCGGAGCGGTCGCGGGGTGCGCCGGGTTGACCAGCGCCAGCTGGATGCTGCCAAGGTCCGAGCGGGTCCACAGCACGTGCAGCACATCGCCAACGGCGAGGCATGTCGGGTCGCGCGCGAGCGCGGCGCCATCGAGCCGGGTCTGCGAGAGCAGGTAGCGCCCGGTCGCGGCCTCGATCACCGAGCACCAGACCCCGCCTCGCGAATCCTCCCATGCCGCGACGCGGATCCCGTGGCGCTCCGCGACGTCCGGCTGCGTCTGATAGGTGCCCGTCCGCGCGATCGGCAGGGTCGTCGCCGTGGTCGCCGCCACCTCGCCGGAATCCGCCCACCGGTCCGCGCTGGGCCGGTAGCTGTAGGCGCGCTTGTCGGTGAACAGCAGCACCTCGCCATCGCGTTCCGCGAGCCCGCGCGCTCCGGAGTAGACCCCGCCGTTGTCCTGGATCAGGGTGCTGAGCGCCCGGTGCCCGTTGCGCTTGCTGATCGTGGTCAGCTTCGTAAACACGCAATTCTGCAGGTCAAGCAGCTTGGTGGTCGGGACCTGCTTGCTGTCCGTGCGCAGATCGACACCACCACCAAAGGCGATCGCGAGCGGAGCTGGGCGGAGGGTCATCGCCCACTCCGGATTGCGTGCCGCGAACCGTGGCAGTTGACGGGGCAATGACTGCGCATCATGGTAGGCGCATGCGCACACTTATTATCGCAACGGTCATCCTCCTCGGATGCGGTGTTGACCATGGGGACGCGGTGTACATCGACATACCCGATGCGACGTTCGCGTCGCTGTCCGGTGTGCTGGTCGCACCCATTCCGTTTTATGGTGATGCTTCCGTAATCCGTATCGATGCGGTCGTGTCCTGCCGTGGGGCTTCCCATGTCATCCTGTGCGCATGGGAAGCGATTCCCGGCGAACCGGATCAGGTTCTGGAGGAATGCAGTCAAGTTGCGATGTGCGACACCGGAATTCCGATAGGCATGTCGCTCGATACGACATTCGGCATCACCGCGGCGCATAGCATGTCGGCGGTGATAGACGGACTCGGAGCGCCGGGCCTGGTCGCGTTGTCGGCCGGTGCCGATCTGTCGCTGCGACATCACACGGTCACCGAGTAGCCGGTTCCGAAGTCGGTCGCTCCAGAGTTATGAGATACCTGAATGTGATACGTACGACCGGCCTGTACAACCTTCGCTAAGCCTGCCTGTCCGATGGACGAGTTGACAGTACCTGCCGCATTGGTGGTCTGCGTGGCCCCGATTTTGACCGATGATGATGTACTAAGATTGACCTCCCATAGATCAGCCGAAATGGTAACGGTGTTGTCGCTCGCCTTTTGGAAGAAGAATGACCACGCGGAGATCGTCTCCCCCACCCGCAACTCGAGCGGGAGAAATCCAATAACCGAGGAGAGCTGCAAAAGTGGGATATCGCCTCCGTTACTGATGGTCCCGGATGCGAATGCCATGCTGTAGTTTTTGGTGTTCGATGCGGCCACCGTGAGCGCGCCAGTGGAGTCTACCTGCACGAGTGCTTTGACGGCCGGCAACGCCGCTGGCATCGTCAGCGTGTAGCTGGCCGCAAGCGCCGCCGGGCTCGCGAGCCGCACGCGCTGGGTCGGGACGCCAGCGGCCGGGTTCGCCTTGAACTCGTACAGGTCGACGTCCGCGCTCCGCATACGCGCGTACTGGCGCACTCCGGTGCCCAGCTGTTGCTGGAACCAGTAGCTGTCCGTTCCGTCGTCGAATACGACGAGCGCGCCGACCGCTGCGTAGTCGCCGCCGATCCCGCCGGTGAACGCGGCCACGTTGAGCGCGGCGCCCGCGGTCAGCTTGACGTTCGTGCCGCTCGTGTTGCGCCAATATAGCTCGTTGTCGGCGCTGTTGAGGAACAGCGCGCCGGCGAAGCCCGCCACCACCGCAGCGGCAACCGCTGCGAAGTCGACAGCTGCGAGGTTCGTCGCGGAGTGGCCACCGAACGTCACATCGTCGTTGATGTTGAGCGCCGCCGCTGGGATCTTGACGCCCTTGCTCGTCGTGTGGTCGTGCCCGTCGACGATCCCGCGGATCGCCGTGTCCATGATCGGCGCCCAGACGTTGAAATCGTCGGCGTCGGTCGGCCAGACGATCAGCATGTTCGGTGATGGTGCTTGCGGCATCAGAACGCCTCCACGGTGGCGCCGGGCTGCGCGACCCCCACACAGGTCAGCGTCATCTGCGATCTCGTCGCGCTCTTGAGCGCCCACGCCCACGCCGCGTTGGCCACCGTGGGCGTGACGGTCGCGCCCCGGGGCTTGCGCCCGAGCCCGTGGTTCAGCGTGGTGTCACCCACGACGAGATCTGCCACCACGACGGTGCGGTCGCGCAGCTGGTCGGCGGCCCGCTGCGCGCTCTGGATGACCTGCCGCGTCTGCACGTCGCCGCTCACCGGAGCGAACTGGCGCGCGCGGGCCACCGGCCGGATGGGCTTCTGCGCCCCCATCAGAACCTGTCATCCTCGGGCCACGCCCACGCGTTCTTGCGCCGAGGCCCGCGCGGGTTGAGGTAGAACGGCTCGCCGGCATCGCGCGCGTCCGCGGCCGTCCGGAGCCCAAGTAGATCCTCTCCGATCAGCTTCTCGATGCCGCTGGTGTCGAGATCCGAGCGCACGAGCATGTCGCGCGCCGCGAGGTGAACGACCAGCATCTCTTCAGCCGGCACGTCGAAGGTCACGACGTCGCCGTCCGCCGCCAGCTGTGGGGCCAGCGGGATGTAGTAGATCTTGCCCGTCCCCGCGCCCGGCACCGGGGCGAACACGAGCGAGGCCCCCTGCACGCGGTAGCGCACGCGGCGCACATCGCCTTGCGAGACGGCGGACCACATCGCGGCTGCATCGAGGTCGTGCGGGTAGCACCGGATAAACCGCTGCCCGTCCGCCGACACGTCGAGGTGCCGCAGCTTGTAGAAGTTCGGCGCGATCGTCGCCAGCGCGTACGTGTCCGTACCGGCGACGATCGCGAAAGTCGGATTCAGCGTGTAGTAGTCCTCCCACCGCTGAACCATGGCGTCGTACCCGCGCAGCAATCCGTAGTTGATCGCCTGGAGCAGCACCGCCGGCGTGATGTCCAGTGAGCCCTCCCATGAGCCGACGGTCTGCACCGCGGTCCTGAGTTGCGCGAGGGTACGAGTGTACGGCATGGGGTTACGCGTTCTCCACGACGAGCTTGCCGATGATCACGAAGCGGATGAAGTCCGTGGCAACGATGTCCGCCGCGATCCCAGCCGACGTGAACGTCTTGAACGAGAGCACCCGTGTCGTCGGATTGTAGTCGGTCATCTGGACCTGCTTCCCGTCGGCGCCCCACAGCGTGGGGATGATGTCCAAGATCACCGGGATGTTGTCCTTGAGCTTCACCGTGTAGACGCCGGCGCCCGTTCGCACGAGGTCGGCAGCGACCCCAGAGATGAAGTTGTCGAGCGCCGACATCCAGCCGATGGACGACGTCCCGGACGTCACGGTTGATGGGATCACCGGAGCAGCACCGACCGCCCCTTGAACGCAGCCGTACGCCCGGATCTCCTCTCGGGCGAGGGTCTGCGAGATTGGATATGGAGTCCTGTTCATGACGGACTCCTTACGGAAGCAGAATGACGCAGTTGAAGCCCGGCGCCTTACAGCTGAAGTTGAAGTACTCGCCGATGCGCGCCTCGTACCCGTCGTTCGTCTCGGAGACCTTGATGATGCTGCCGGCGCGCTTCTGGAGGAAGTTCGGCGCGGGCCCCGCGCTGAACATGCACCAGGACGGCCACGTGAGCACGTACACGCGCTTCTGCTGGCAGCAGCGATCAGTGTAGATGGTGAGGTCATGCCCGTTCAGGTTCACGCGGAACCCGGTGTAGCCGACATTCGCCATCTTCTTGCCGTCGTACCCGACAGCCGACGTCACCACCCACTTGCCCTCGAGCTGCTTCGCCAGCGTCGCGAACGTGAACGGGTTCATCCAGACCACGTCCGGGTCGCCGCCGATGTTGTCGACCGCCGCGACGGCATCGATCAGCAGCGACGAGAGCGTCTGTCCGAGCGTGCCATCGATACGAAGCCCACCGAGGTAGTCGCTCTCGATCGACCGGTTCACGTTGTAGAACAGCGTCGCGGTCGGGGCCGTGTCGGGCACCCAGTCGGCGAGACCGGACGCCGCGCCGTTGCCGCCGCCCGCCGCGATCTCGTCGCCGTTGAGGTAGATGAAGTCGGTGTTGGTGATCGCCGCGATGGCCGCGGTCGCGTTGCCCGTCAACGTGAAGCTCGCGTTGGTGCGGTTCACCGTCGCGATGATGGCGGTCGCGCCGGCGTTGCGCAGCGCGGAGCCGAGCGAGGCGTTGGCCACGATCGCCTCACCCTGTCGGATGCCCCACATCGAGGATGCATCCTTGAACGCAAGGTTCGGCGTCGCGACGTTGCAGACGCCGTCGAGCTGGCCGATCTCGCCGTTCTGGGTCCGGAAGAACCGGAAGTTGATGTAGTTGCCCTCGGCCTCGATGCCGTTGTCGAACTCGTCGAACGCCGACTCGAACGCATCCTCGTCGCCAGTCGCGGTCGCCTCGATCGCCTGGTTATCGACCTTGGCGATCCGGTAGTGCTGCTTGCGCGTGACGTTGAAGTTCTTGTAGGACGAAGTGTTGTTCGCGGCGTTCGTCACGGCCACGGAGAAGCTCGTAGAACCGCCGCCGGGTAGCGCGGTCATGATGGGCTGCACCCACTCGCGGCCACCCACCATCTTCTTTTGCGACTTGGCGAGCATGCCGGTCGCGCGGTTTCGTTGCATTGCCATGCGCGCGACCTCGAAGGGGCTGTAATGCTCCTTCATCATCGGGTCGAACGCGGTCAGGTCGAGAACAGCCATGGGGAAGGTCCTTTGGAAAGTTGGTGGTGGACCTGCCTATGTCGGAGGAGAGCTATCGTGCTCCTCCGACATATCTCGCCTTACGTGCGGCGAGTTGCGCGTGCCGGTACTCCTGCCGATCGGACTTGTCCATCGGATCGTATTCCGGTGGATCGGGCTCCTTGGCAGGGGGCGTTGCGGGCTTTGGCTGCTGCGTCGGGGCTGGACCTGGAACCCCACCTGGTGACGCCTGCGGTTTGGCCGGCTCGACCGCGGGTACAGACACCGGGGCAAGCAGGGTTTGGAAGTGCGCGGCGGCTTTCACCACGGCTTCCGCTCGAGAACGATAATGGTCATCGGAGAACTTCGCTGCGGTCGCGAGATCGGGGGCAACGTGTTTGACGGGATCGAGCTTGTGGAGCCGCTCCATCTCCTTGTAGACGCCGTGGACGATCGCGGCGGCCGGGATGCCGTCGGTCGCGGTGGTGTCGTGGAGGAACTTCCACGTGCCGGCGTGTGGCGCGAGCTGGGCGCCGATGTGGTCGGTCAGCTGGCGCTCGGCCGCCTCGCTCGCGCGCTTCTCCTCTGCTTCCTTGGCGGTCTTTTCGAGCTCGAGACGCCGCGCCTCGAGCTGCTTCTCCTTCGTGTCCTGCGAGATCCGATTCGCGCGCACCGCGCGCACGGCACGCCGGCTCTCGACCTGCGACTTCAGGTCCGCCGGAAGCTTGGCGTCGAGCATCTGCTCGGATACCTCGGTCATCATGTCGCTCGCGAACGTCTTGAGCTCGACGGGATCGGTGATCCCGAGCGTATCCTTGAGCCACGCGATCACCGTGGCCGCTGGCGCTTCGGCGAGCCGGTCGAGCGTGGGCAGTCGCTTGGACAGCTCCTCGAGCTCGCGGTGCCGAGCGTCGATCGCCGCCTCGCGCGCGTCCAGCGCCGCCTTGCGCTCATGGTCTGCCGCCGAGCTCGCGGACGCGGCCTGCGTCGCGGCCTCGGGCATGCGCAGCACCGGCAGCTGCCCGGCCGGCAGCGGGCCGGGGGTTGCCGGGGGCGGCACGACCGCAGCCGTCGTCGCTGGTGCCGGGCTCGCCGGCGCCGGGTCGGTGCCCATCGGAACGAGATCGTCGGCGATCCCCCCGATGCCCGCGTCCGCCGTGTCGGCCTTGGCCGATGCCGCCGCGATCGCCTTGAGCTTCGCCTTCACGCTGTCGCTGACCTCGCGCTGGCCGCGCCCCTGGAGCTCGGTTCCATCCTTCCCCAGCAGCCGATCCGCCGGCTGCGTGGTCGGATCGAGCCGCGCGGCGCCGTTGGCCGGCACCGGATCGGTTTCCTGGGGCGCGCCGGCGGCGAACGCCGCGCGCGGCGCCGGCGCCGCCGGCTTGGGCGCGTTGTCGGCCATTGTGATCGCGGGCGCGTACTCAGCTTCTTCGCTCATGCTTGTGCTCCAACGAACGGGCTCATGCCGGCGGCGAGCTGTGACGTCGCGCCGTTCATGGGGTCAGGGACCTGCATCGGGCCGCCCTGCGGTCCAACGAAGGGAATACCCGGCGGGCCGCCGGGCGGGGGTGGCATCGGTTGCCCCGGCAGGGCGCCGGGCATCGGGCCCAGTCCGGGGGCGCCGGCGCTGGGCATCGGGGGCGGTGCCATCGCCTTTTCCTGCGCGTCGAGCATCGCAAGGAACCAGCGGTATGGTGCGAGCTCGTCGTCCTCGGCGCCTTCGGCGTAGGCGTTGTTCATCTCGCTCAGGCACGCCTCTTTCGCCTGCGCCGCGAAGGCCATGATGTGCGGGGTTGGGACGCACTCGATCTGGTAGTTCTTCGACGTCCCGAGCCGGTCCATCAGCTTCTCGAGCATCCGGTTCGGGCCGAGCAACCGCCGGTTCGCGCGCGACAGGTCGGGCTCGTCGAGGAGCGACGCCGTGACGAGCGGGTCGTGCAGGAGGCCGGGGATCTTGGCCATGTCCGAGAGCGTGTCGAGCTTCCCCGCGCGCGTGTCGGGGATGAAGTTCTCGGGCTCGAGGTTCAGGTGATGGTTGCCGCCATCCCAGTCGAACTCGGTCCAGTCGATCTCCTTGATCCACGGCGCGAGATCGATCTCCTTGTCCGTCTTCGCGTCCTCGGCGAGGTCCTTGGCTTCGTCGAGCAGAACCTGCCCGCAGTCGACGCGCACCATCGCGTATTGGAGCTCGAGCTGCGCGAACCGTTCGCTGACAATGTCGTAGAACGTGTCCTGCGCCTTGCCGCTCGCGTTGGGTCCGAGCGGGTTCTTGCTCGAGGCCGCCGCCTGCGAGATCCCGGCGATCTCGTACATCTGCTGGATGAGCCAGCGGAGCGAGTCCATCGCCTGCTTACTCGCCGGGTCGGGCGCCTCGTAGATCGGCGTCTGCCCGCCGTCGAAGGGGACCACGCGCGGATCGCGCCCGCGCAGGTGGTGCTTGTCGACGTTCGATCCGCGGGGTTGGAAGATGATCAGCATCGACGCCCAGTGCAGCGCGACCTGATGGTCCTCCCACAGCTCGTTGACCTTGTGCTGTGACCCCGCAAGCTGTTGGGGCAACCCGATCCCCATGAACCCACGCATGGGCGGGGTCCACTGGACGCGCGCGAACGGGTACCGGGCGCGCGTCCAGACCTTTTCCTTGAGCGGCTCCTCGCCGTCACGGATCGCCACGACGTAGCGCCCATCATCGGCGCCGGGCGAGGTCGGCAGGTGCCACCCGCGGACGAGCTCCACCTGGTCGGGGTCGATCGGTGCGTCCCAGTCGTAGGGTGACCAGATGTCGCGCGCGGCCGGCGTGACCTTTGCGATCCGCTTCCTGGCCTCGGGGTACATCGCGCAGAGGACGTCGCGGTCCACGAGCTTCACGCGGACCGCCGTGCGCGGCCAGTCGCCGTTGCGCGCCTCGCCGTCGTCGAACACCAGCTCCGAGCGCGCGAACCGCTCGAGCGCGACGTCGTTGCCGTTGCGGTAGCCCTCGACGAACCCATCTCCGCGCACCACGCTGTCGCGCAGCACGAGCGGCAGCATGCGCTCGACCGCCGGCCGTCCCATCTTGCGGCGGAGCACGTGGCTCGCGAGCTGCGCGTTCAGCTTTTCGCGGTACGCCGCGTTGTCGCAGCCGATGACGGGCATCGCGCGGCGCTTGCCGATCCGCGCGACGACGGTGTCCACCATCGACTGCAGGAGGTTCAGGTAGCTCGACGCCTCTTGCTGCGCGCGAAGGAAGTCCTGCGCGGCGGTGCCGAGGCGGCGGCCGACGGGCCGGCCCTCGTAAATGGCCTCGTGGATGAGGTCCATCGCGTTGTAGCCGCGCAGGTACGCGCGTCGGGTGTCGGTCCATGCGAGCAGCCCCATCGCTGCCTCGCGCCCGCGACACTTCCAAAAGCGCTCACCGCGCGACCCTGCCGACGCGATCGCGTCCTCTTCGTCGTCGGATGCGTAGCGCCGGTTCGAGCGCTTGTCCGCGACGTCCTTGGGCTTACGTTTCAGCGTCGTGGGAGGCGTGCTGCTGGCACGCCGACGCGGGAAGCGCGGACCGATACTCGACTGGAACGCCGGCGTGCAGGATCCACGACTCGATCTCGCGCCACACGGTCTCTTCGCCCTTGGTCATCGCCGCCTGACCCTTCGGGAGCGCGACGTGGGGCTCGGTCAGGCGGATCACCTTGTCGACCGCCGGCGGCTCGCCGGGGTGCGCCTCGCGCCACTTGCGGAGCGCGCGGGCGAGCGCTACGCCCTCGATGATCCACGGGCCGGGCGCGTTCAGCCACTCGCTCGCGAGGCGCGACCCCTCGGACCACGCATCCTTGCCGAGGTGTGCGCACTGCGCGATGAGGTCATCGGTGTGCGCCACGGTGATGCCGGTCGGGTCGCCGTTCTCGTCGGCGAGGCGGTTCGCGAGCGTCGTCTTGCCCGTGCGCGGGCCGCCGGTGATCACGATGCGGGTCATCCGAGCACCCAATACAGCGCGGCCACCGTGACTGCGGCGACGAGGATCACGAGCACGAGCGGCAGGGCCTCGCGTCGCCGTTGCCGCCGATCATACCCGCACATCAGGCACTGGCCCGAGCAAAAACGGTCGCCGCACGTGGCCTTCACTCGAACGTCCTCCGCTCCGCGCGATCGCGCCCATCGATCCCGGTGACCACCACAGCATCGGCGGGCACGTGCTCGGTCCGCCCCTCGCGGTCGACGCGGATGTAGCCGTGCCCGAAATCGCGCACGTCACGCGCGACCCGTTCAGCGGTCCTTTCGTCGACGGTGGCCAGCATGGGCATCACCGCACCGCCGGGACGTTGCCGTGCTCGTCGATCGCCTCGTCATCGATCGCTCTCTCGAACAGCTTGCCACCGAACTGCCGGTACATCGCCTGCCGCGGGTCCACCGGCGGCGCGTTCCGGTCGGGCGCCGGGATGGGGCGCGCGAGGGTAACGCTGCAGCCCGCGGGTCCGACGCTCACCGCGGTCAGCTCGACGTCGTTCGCCTTGGCCCATGCGAGCACCGCGAGCACCGCCTCGAACGCCGCGCCAGCGTCACCATCGACTGCTGTATGGTCCGCGGCGCTCGTCTCCGGCCGGGTCGAGTGCGGCTTGCTCGAGATCACGCTCCTCTTGTAGCACCCACGCGGCGGTATTCGGTAGAATTTGTGGGGCAGCTTCCCGAAACCGGTGGTGATAGCTCTCACGATGTGCGTACAGGCTGCAATCCAGTACGTGATTTGGCGTAGTTGGGTCCTCTATTAGCTTGCCTGTGGCCGACAAGATCGACAGCCATTGGTGCTCGCGGGCTTCTTCCAGCCATGCCCCACCGGACCTGCACCGGAGCTTCCTGTTCTTGATGTCGTTGCTCATCAGGTTGATGGCGCCGTGCTTGTTCTTCTTCGTCGCCTCCAAAATGGGCACGCCGTACCGCGTGATCCATTTCTTTGACCAGCCGGGCACGACTTCGGCCCCGCCGCCGCCGGCGTCCGCGACCGTTATCGAGATGGGCACGATGTCTCTGACCGACTTCAGGATCTCGACCTGCTGATCGGAATCCAGCTCGGTTTTCTTCCAGCTTGCGACCTCGTACAGCACGTCATCCTGCAGCGACCATGCCCAGAGGCCGAACGCGAACGCCCCCGGCGAGTACCCGAGGTCGGCGCCGAGCACGAGGAAGTACTCGCGCTCGCCCCACTCGGGTAGATCCTCGAGCGCGCGCAGGATGTCGGGGAACCCGTCCTCGCGCAGACGCGCCGGCGCGAAGCAGAGCAGGTCCTGGTCGATGGCGTGGACCGGGTAGACGTAGGACGAATCCTCGTACGCCCACTCGCCGAGCCCCTCGCGGCGCAGGAGCGGCGAGCCGATCGGCGCGACCTCGGGCCCGCCGAGCAACTGCTGTAGCGCGAGGATGCCGGTCGTCCAGCGCGCGCCGCGGATCGCCGCCTCGAGCTCGCCGGGCGCGTGCGGCCCGCTGATCGTGTCCTTGAGCCGGGCGAGCACGAACCACTTGCCGTCGCGCTGCTCGGCGCGCCCGAAGAACGGGTTCGCGAGCAGGTTCCAGTGGTGGACGCTCCACCCCGGCATGCGCTTGCTCACCGTCGGCTGCGTGATGTCGTGAAACATCCCGTTCGCGTTTCGCTTCGGGGTGCCGGTGACCTGGAACTGCCCCCTGTAGTCGAGCAGCGTCGGCAGCATCACCTCGCGGATCGTCTGGGTCAGCGAGGTCCGCACCTTCTGGAACTCGTCCCACCAGATCTTGTGATAGGGCACGCCGAGCGCCTTGGTGACGGCCCGCTCGTCGTCGGCGCCGATCAGGTAGATCCACGAGTCGATGTCCGGGAACCGGATCGTCAGATCAGACTCGTGGCAGACCGCGTTGAGCTTGTGCTTCTCGACCAGCGCGGCCATGCCATCACCGCGCGCGCCGAACCACGCGAGCCGGCGCGCCTCGGCCCGGGTCTCGTTCAGGTAGAGGAAGCGGCCGTGCTGCGTCGTCGAGGCGCACCAAACGTAGTCCCGGTTCCCCATCCGCGTCTTGCCAGCTCGCCGGCCGCACAGCGCCGCCTTGAGCTGCGCGGGGTCATCGGCGAACGCGCGCTGTTCGTCGAACCACTCGTCCGTGAACCCGGCGACGACCGCGTCGCGCTGCTGCGCCGCCCGCATCTTGGCGATCACCGCCTCGGTACGCGCTCGATCGATCACCCGTCAGTTCCCCTGCAGGTTCACCGGGGCCGGATCGACGTCGACCCCGTCCACCTTGCCGCCCAACCGCTCGATCGCGATCCGCGCGCTGTCGCCGCACATGAAGATCCGAAGCAAACACCGCTCGCACGTCGCCTTCTGGATGTTCTCGGGGGCGCGGTGCCACGCGTCCTGTTTGAGCGCGTGACCGTGCTCGCCGCAGAACGTCCGGCCGTCGTACATCTCGACGTGGATCAGACCCGTCGCGCGGATCTCGTCGTCGGTAGGTGGCGCATCGATCACGTCGATCACTCGTCGCCTCGCCCGGCACCGGGCCTCGCCTCGCTCTGGGGACTCGGAGCCATCGCGCGGCACAGCGTCCCGATCGCCGCGCGCATGGCGGCGCCCGCCTCTGCGATCTCGTGCTGCCCGGCGAGCGCACGCTTGGTGGCTGCCTCGAGCGCACGGTAGGCGACCGCGAGCGGCCCCTGCAGGAGCACGTCACCCGGGGCCATCTGCAGCGTGTCGTGGCCGCGGTAGTGGGTTGGTGGGTTCGCGTTCTGCTGCACGTAGTCGCCAACCCTGAAGCGGTCGGCAGCCTCGGCCTCGCACTTCGCGCAGTCCGCATCACACGGACCGGCGAGACCGCTGTCACCGGGCCCGTGCTTGGGGTAGCCGAGCCGTGCGCTGAGCGTGGGTTGTTCGGGCTCGCTCATCCTCGGTACCCTGGCTTGTCGCCTGGCATCCCGGGACGGCCAGCGACCGGAACGCGCGCCGCCGCGATGTCGCCCGTCGGGTCCGGCGATCGGTCGTCGCTCTCGTCGGCGTTGGCGTTCGGCATCACCTTGGCGGCGGCGATCTGGCTCTCCGCCGTCTTGTCGCGCGGGACCATCGTCACTTGCCACCTCCGTAGCCCGGCAGCTTGCTCGGCGCGCCGGGGTTGCTCGGGGTCGCGGCCTCGGCGTCGCGGCACTGCTGGGTGTCGGGCGTCTTGTCGGCGCCGGTGCCGGCCTCCCACGAACTGGGCATCGCTCGGGCCGTCTTGATGTCGCTCTCTGCTTCGCTGCTGCGCTTGCTCACGGACATGGGATCCTCCTGGTTCGATGGTACCGCGTCACCGTCACCGGGGCGGCTGTTTCTTCTTCCATGCCTCGAACGCCGCTTTCGTGATGCGGCTGACGTCGCACTGGGTCTTGCTGACCTCGTACCGCTGCACCGGTCCGTCGCCGGTGAAGATCAGCACGACGTGGGTCGGGGTCTCCTCCACTGTGATGTGCCGGTCGGGCGCACCGGTCGCCATCGCGCTCCACGACGACATGCCCTGCAGCGAGCCGGCCGCGCGGTAGAACGAGACGGATCCGATCATCCAGTCGTCGGGGTTGTGCTTCGGAGAGGGAGGCGGTGCGGCGGGTGGGGGCTTGGGGTCGTTGCTCATGCGGTCACCGTGATGAGGTTGGAGGTCAGTTCCGCCTTCGTGTCCGGCGGGTAGATGAACGCGATGTGCGGCTCGGTGATGATCCAGCACTTCCATGGGGTGCCATCTGGCCCCTTCTCGCCAGGCCAGAAGATCTGACCGCCTTGCACGCCTCCCTTGAACCACACCACGATGTCGCCGACCTTCACTTGAAGCGGCTCCGTTCCACCGCCCGTGACAATCCGGCCGTGGCCGATCGCGATCACCTCGGCCTTTACATAGGGGGTGCCGTCGAGCACCACATCCGGGATGTGGAGCCCGCCCGCGGTCAGGCGTTCGTTCTCGAGTTCGCGGAGCATCACGCGGTCATAGAGCAGCTTGTACTGAATCACTGGGATCCTGCTTCCTTCATCTTCTCCTCGACGAGGACGCACGCGGTCGCGATCTCCATCGGAGTCGCTGCACCCCATTCCCCGTCGAAGATCTGGTTCATGACCTTGCGCGCGTGCTCGAGGTTGCCCGTCTTGAGGTCGTGTTCGATGACGGCGATCGCGTTGAGGGTCTCGTTCGCGGTCACCGGGGTACTCCTGGGTCGAGGTACTCGGTCAAGGGAAGGTGCGAGCTCGCAGGGTACCGCTCGCGCATGTCCAGCGAGCTGGGTCCACGCGAGGTGCAGACGACCGCAGCCGCCGGCGTCACACCGAGGTGCGCGAGGAGCGCGGTGCCGACGCGCAACCCGTCCTTGCCACGGACGTGGATCCAGCCGTTGATCGTGCTCACGGTCTCGCGGACGTACAGGTAGTGCACCACCGGCGCCGGCTGGTCGGCGCCGAAGCACATCCATCCGAGGATCGTGCGCAGGTCGGGCGGGATGCATGCGATCAGGACGCGCGTCTCCGGGCGCTCCATGACCCGGTCGATCGCCGCGCTCATCTCGGGCCACGTCCGCATGCCCGGGTCGCGATCGGCGATGTGGAGGTTCAGCATCGAGCGCGTCCACGTCTTGCCCACGTACGCCTGGTCGGTGGGCGCGGCGTTGCGCAGGACGAACCCACGCGGCTGCTCGGGCGCCGTGTACGGAACGGCGGTCACCGCGCGAACGCTCGCAGCTCGGCCGCGACCGGCGAGGTGTCCGACCACAGCGCGGTCCGCTGGTCCGGCGTGAGCTGGTCGTACAGCGCCTGCATGCGCTTGTGGCGCTCCCACGCGATCCCGAGCGTGTAGAGCGTGTGGCCCCAGTCCCAATGGGCCGGGTGCCCATGCGGCGGCGCACCGAACCCCTCAAGCGCCATCGCCTTGGTGTACCACTTCAGCGCGGCGGCCCAGCCCGGATGCCACGTATCCGCGGTAGGCAAGGTGCGCGAGACGTGGGCCGCGACGGGTCTCATGCCGGCTCGAAGTTGTCCGCGAAGCACTTCGCCGCGACCAGCCACTGATCGGCATGGTTCTTCGGGTTCCGAGCGATCATGTCGCCGGGCTTCGGGGACCCGGCCTCGCGATCCGGAATGCTGATCGAGATGCGTTCGTCGAGTACTTCGCCGGTCTCGTAAGGACGCAGTTCCGCAATCTGACTGCGACGGTATGGCCTGAATCCGGGCTGCGCCGAACCGGGAACAGAGACCTCCGTTAGCTCGTCGTCCATGCCGAGCACGGTCATCGTGCCGACGCGCTTCGCGAACGCCTCATCGGTCTCGCCCCGGCGCTTGCGTGGTGTGGAGTCGATGTCGTCCATCGCGGGCTCGAAGCCATCGCCGGTCGCAAGCTCCTCGGCGGAGAGCGGGGTCTCGAAGGTGGGCTCGCTCAAGACAGCACCATCTTCGACGCGGTGGCCACCTGCTTGAGCGCGTCGGCGACGTCGAGGTGGACGTTCTTGCGCGTCTCCTCGCGGATCGCAGCGAGCACCGCGCTGACCACGTCGGTGGTGACCCGCTTCACGATCTCGTCGATCTGCGCGTCGGTGACGATCGATCGGTCGGGCCCGAGAAAATGGAGCTTCATGTCGGCCATGCGCCGCTCATGCGCGAGCTGGCTCTCGGTCTGGCGCGGGCGCGGTTCACTGTCGCGCTCCGTGATCACAGGTTCGAGGTCGTCGGGGTTGTCTTGCATCACTTCAGCTCCAGCAGGGCGAAGCGCTGCGCCGCCTCGTCCTCGGTGCGGGTGGTCGTCGACCGCGTCTCGTTGCGGTCCTCGTGCTCGCCGCGGAGAGCAAGCTCGTCGGCCGGGGTGCGCTGCTCGGCTAGCGCGGGGATCATCGTCGACTTGGGGCGCTTGCGCATCCCGAAGCTGCCGTCCTCACGCTCGACAAACGTGTGGTCGCTGAGCGCGGCCTGCGCGCGCATCGGCGCGTCATTCTCGAGCGGGATCGAGCATGGGTGCGCGTCGTACTCACGTAGCGCCAGTTCGGGATCCTTGTGCCGGACGCCGCTCCACCGGCACACGCAGACCGCCCACCAATGGTCCACGCCATCGAGCACGACGGGCCCGCGCAACGCCGCCGCCCGGTTCAGCGCGAGCCCGCGCCGCAGCTCGGGCCCGAGGTCGCCGCCGGCGTCGAAGTGCGCGTCACGGGCCTCCGATCGGGCCTTGTGGCGCGCGCTCACCGCCTGCATGCCGCGGAACATGCTCTCGTCGGTGGCGTCGGGCACGTCCCGCGAGTAGCTGTCGTCCTGCCGCGGGCCCGGGTCTGCCTGCTTCGGGATCAACATCGCCATCTTCGGCGGGTTGTTCGGGTTGTCGTCGTGCTCGCCGGGCACGTTCAGGCCACCGGGGTGGCGGGCTCGGCGGTCGGCTTGCCGGCGACCTTGCCGATCTCGGTCTGCAGGGTCGCGTTGGTCGCGTTGACCTGCGCGACATCGGCCTGGAGCGCGCTCAGCGTGGCGGTCGCGCTGACGTGGAGCGCGTCGAGGTCGGCCTGCGTCGGACCGGTGGCTCCGATCTGCGCGAGCAGCGACTCGATCGCGGCGACCGCGCGGCCGGTGATGTCGGCGTTGGCCTGGAGCACGGGGGCGAACTGGGCCACGAGAGTGGTGAGCGCGGCCTGGTCGGCCTGAAGGGCGGTGATGTCGAGCATGATGTGCGAGGTCCTTGCGTCGATGAGGTGAGCGATACCGACGAGCGCGAGCATGATGCCCACGCCGCCGAGAGTGATGGTCCAGTCGGTCACGCGGCTCCGTGGGCGACAACGCTTGCGATCTCCTCGAGCGACAACCGCGGCGCCTCGCGTGTCGCGCGCAACCTGCGCTTCGCTGCCCGCTGGCCAGCGATCGCCGCGGCGCGCTCGAGGCCGGCCGCGATCGCCCCCATCACCTCGGGGTCCGCGACCAGCATCGGTCCGCCGGGGCCATCGGTGCCCAGCGACACCGCGTCGGTCACCTGGTCGATCGCGATCACGATGCACCGGCCGTCGGGCAAAATCAGCGAATCTGCTTGCGGAACCTGATCGCGCATCCCGCAAGCGAGCACGGTGGCGCGCTCGAAGTCAAGAGAAAGGTCCTGGGCCGTCCCGCCTACACCGCGAGAGCATCGCGGGGACTACGTGACCGGGCGACAGCTTCCGGTCCTTCACGGACGGCCCAAGTGGTTGCGGAACCTGGAGTTGCACCAGGACCTCCGGGTTATGAGCCCGGCGAGCTACTCGAGCTCCGTCCCGCATCGAGTCGGACAAGGGTCGCGCTGGGATCATTGCAGGATAACCCAACGCTACGGCCCGACAGCTCGGGTTCTACGCGGGACCTGCGCTCACGTCAAGCGTCGCGGTATCCGGGCAACGCGGTCAACGCGGCGGTCAGGTTGCGACGGAACGGCAGGCGGTTGTTGAGCTGGTCCTGGAGTCTGCGGTACGTCGTCGGGTAGGCGAGGGCATCTCGAGAGCAGCCTCGGCATCCCGACCCTCGAGGCGCCAGTCCCTCGCGAGCAGCAGCCGGTCCAGTATCTCGCTCTGGCTCACCGCTGGCACCACACGCTAAGCCCGTCCTGCCGCAACGTCGCGCCACCGGTGCAGTACAGCCAGCCCGAGACCGGCGCGGACTCGGCGCTCGATCGCCGGGCCCGCGCATCGTCGAGGTCGTCCTGTGGCCGGCCGAGCACCGGCGCGAGCTGGTACGAGCCGCCCGGTCGCGCCCCGTTGACGTACCACCCGGCTGGCGCGCGGACACTCTGCCGGCCAGCGAGGCAGGCGATCACGACGAGCAGGACGACGAGCGCGCGGGTCATTCGTCCTCGCGATCTTCGGCGTCCTCGACGAGCGCACGCGCCGGCAGCTTGAGCCCGCGCTTCGCCAGCTCGGCGACCAGGTCCTCCACCGGCAGCTCCTTGAGCGCGTGGCGCTGGATCTCGGCGACGCCGGTGTCGTACTCCTCGTCGGTCAGGATGGTCGCGCCGCCCTTGAGCCGGGCCGCCAGCGCGAGCTTGGCTCGCTCGCGCTCCTCGACGAGCAGACCCTGGTAGCCGGCCTGGTACGTGCGCAGCGCGCGGCACCAATCGCGGTCCGGCACCGGGTCGCGCACCTCGCCCCCGGGCACCGCCTCGAGCTTGTCGGCGCGGTCGAGCTTGCGCACCAGCCGGTCCCGCAGGCGCTCGAGCAGGCGCAAGTTGTGCGGCGTCTCGGCGCGGAGCCACGCGCTGACGTCGGCGCTCACAGGCATCGCCTCGTCGCCGCTCGCCTGACGCTCGCCAGCCCGCTCGCTTCGACCTGGCGGATGCGCTCGCGGGTCAGGTTCAGGCGCGCTCCGGTGTCCTCGAGCGTGAGCCCGCCGATCTCCGCGACGTCGAGCGCACAGGTGTGCTCGATCTCCCACGGCTCGCGGCCGGGAAAATGAATCTTGATCGACCCGGTCTCGGGATTGATGTCGAGATAGAGGTGGTGCTTGCAGGCGACCCACGGGCACGGTCGCGGCGCATCAGCGCAGTCGCCGCGCGTGCGAGGTCGCTCGTACAGCGCGTGCGTGGCGTCCGAAACCGCCTTGGCCTCGTCCGCCGCGCGGCGCTCCCCCGCGCGCGGCGGCAGCACGAGATCGGCAAGGGTCGGCACCCGTTCACCCTGCCACGGCCCCCTGATGCGCGTCTACCGCGATGTCAGGTGACGACCGGTGGGCGCATGTCGGCCAGGCCCTGCCCGGCCAGCACCCGATCGGCCATCTCGACCAGGGCGCCGAGCACTGCAAGCTTCTTCTCGGTGCGGAGATAGTTGGCCATGGACTATTTGTAAGACACAAATAGTCCGAGGTCAATACCGAAACCATGATCAGAAAACGCGAACTATGTCGGCCTTCTTGAATGGGGCTAGCCGCGGTCTTCTTCCCTCGTTTCTTGCTGACTCCGCCTCTTCGGGGCGGCAGACAGCCACAACATCGCCATGATCCTCAACCACAAGACGGTCTATGTCGCCGCTCAGGGATTTCACGGTAACCATCTGATTTAGAAGATTTTTATCGTGTTGCATGATGACAGTATCCCGGTAGAAGATCCCCTTTATCAAGAATTAATCCCGGGCAATCCTTCGCTGTAGGGGCTTTACATCCTGAAGACCCGGCGCTTGTACCGCCGGTGGGGTTCGACTCCCTCGCTCTCCGCTTGACAAGATGCCATCGACCGTGTGCGAACGCAAGGGCCAGCGCGATCCCCGGCCTACGTCATGGCGATCAGCGGGTGCCGGGCCGAGCGGGTGACGCGGTGAGCGTGGTGGGGCCCTTGATGTCGAGGAATGGCTCGAGCTTCTTGTACGTCTTGTAGCCGAACCCCTTCACGCGCCGTAGATCGCTGGTGCGTTTGAACCCACCGTGCTGCTTGCGCCAGCTGATGATCCGCTCGACCTCCACCGGCCCCACGCCAGGCAACAGCATCAGCTGATCCATGGTCGCGTCGTTGAGGTTCAGTTTCCCCGTGACCTCAATGGGCGGCATCGGGGCCCGCGGGCAGACGGCGGAGTGGCTGCAAGCGGTCACCAGCAGGATGCTCGCGAACGCCGCGAGTTGTTGGAACAGCGTCACGCGCTCACCGCTCGGTGCATGGCGAGGCCAGCGGCAATCTGGCTGCCCGCGGTCACCGCCGCTCGCGCTGCCTCCCTCGCGGCGCCCAGTAGGTGCGCGAGGCGCTCGGACCGGCGCCCGTCGCTCTCCTCATCGTCGCCCCAGGGTTCTTGCTCCAGCAGATCCTCCGACGCGCCGACGAGCGCGTCGGTCCGCCCGATGATCTCGCGTAGGATGTCGAGCGCGCCAGCGACGTCGAACGTCGGGGCGCCGGCGATCGGGGTGCCGTTGTCAGAGGTGGGCTGCTTCGCGGTCCGCTTGCGGCTCACGGAGCACCTCGCTTCGCATCGGCCGCGATCGCCGCGCGGACCGCGGTGACCGCGTCCTTGACCGGGCCGAGCTGGAGCACGGCGTAGAATCGGCGCTTGGTGCCCGTCGTGGAGTGGCTCCACGCGTAGCAGCGCTGTGCCTTGGGGTGGCCGGTCAGGTCGAAGACCTGGACCTCGCCATCCCACACGACCTGGCCGTTGAACGTCTCGTGCACCGGCGTCGACTCGACCCACGTCGAGGCGCAGCCATGCATGTTGCGGATCGCTTCCTTGAGAGCTTCGAGGTCTTCCATGCGGTCGAAGCTATGGTAACCCGTCCGAAAAAAGCCCGCCGGGCCAAACTAGGACACCACCGACGACCGCGCAACGACCGGACAACTCTCATGACGCGCCGCCCGGACTTGTCCGGAGTGTTGTACGATCTTCACACCCCCGGATTCTCAGCGCCACACTCCGGAAGATCCCTGTCGCACCCAGGAATCGCATATGGTCACGCATGGTCACGTCGGATTTCACTTGACCGTAAGGGCCATTACGGAATGATCTGAGTCCGCGTTCGGGTCCGCTCTGGGCTCTCGCTCCCCCGCTCCTCCGAATGGCCAGCCACGCGCGGCGCCGCGACCACCGAAGACGCGATCACCGAAGACGCGATCACCCGGTGACCACGCTCGACGACGACGAGCAGGACGAGCTCGCGCTCAAGCTGCGGTTCGGTGTCGGGCTCGAGCTACTCGTGGGCGCGCGCGCTGCGGCCGCGATCCGAGCAGGTCTGCCCGCGCGCCCGCCTGCTCGCCAGATCGAGCAGCCCGAGCTCGGCCCAGCGCGCCCCGACCACGAGATCTGCGCTCGCGCCGCGGCCCTCGGCGTCACGGCGGGGCGTCGCGGCCAGTGGATCCGGCGCTGACGATCTACCCGGGGCCGGTTCGATCACCGCCCCCTCCCCGTCACCGCGCCCCAACGGGCGAGAGATCGGCTCGGCATCTTCGGGGAGGTCGTCGGCGCAGATCGCGCAGAAGTGCGACGTCACGATCCCTCGTTGGTGTCGTCTCGGACGACCACGCCGAGCTCGAGGTCGCCGGGCTCGAGATCCTCGGTGGACACGATCGGCGTCGTCGTCCACTCGATGCTTGCTTCGTTGGCCATCTCCTTGTCGAGGAGTCGGTCCTGGAACCTGCTCGGCGGCGCGCCGATGCTGGTCGGCACCGGAAAGCCGTAGCACTCGCCGCCCGGGTTTGCACCGACCCGATGCGCTCGCTCGAGCGCGGCCCGGAGCGTCCGGCCCTCGGTGATCACGACGCCCAGAAATCCTGTGGGCTGCGAGAACGAGAGCCACCACCACGCGCGGCTCATGGCGCGATCGCCCGCGCAAGCGAGCCGCGCGCCGCGTCTCGAGCGACGACCAGCGGGTACGGCGGCTCGTGCCCCGCGCTCTCGTGCGCTGCGATCGCGCGCTCGGCCGCGAGCAGGCGATCAGCGAGGTCGGCGAGCGCGAAGAGGGCCTCGCGATCGAGGGTGGCGTCCGGACGCTCTCGCGCGAGCGAGCCCCGGACGGTTGCCTCGAGCCGCCGCGCTGGCACCGGCGCGGTCACGTCGACGACCACGGTCTCGTCGTCCTCGTGCTCCGCGAGCTGGCGCTCAAGATCGCGGCTGACCTGCGCGTACGAGCGACCGGTGATCGCGCGGCACGCCGAGTCGAATGCCGCCGGGATCGACAGGCGCGCCGCGGTGGCGCGGGCGAGCTCGAGCAGGGCCTCGGCGTCGGCCGCGCGGTGGGCGGCCTCGGTCGCGTCGCGGTTGGCATCCTGCGCGGTCGCCGTCATCAGCCGGAGCCTCGTCTCGAGGTCGGCGCCGCGCGCGCGCTCGTACTCGAGCTCGGTGAGGACGTCGGCGACGCTCCTGCGGTCGGCCGCGGGGTCGGTGGCCGCTGGCTCCGCGCGAGGCGATCCGAACATCTCGCCGTCCGCGTAGTACGCGACCGTCATGGTGCGCGGGTCGTCGATCTCGGTTTCCTCGTGCAGCTGGGGCACGGCGCCGGTGGTGGTCGGGGTCACTTCGCACCTGCCTTGAGGGCGTGGATTCTCGCCTCTTGCCTGCGCGGGGCGCTCACGACTGCCACCCGTCAGCGTCGGGCCCGAGCGCGCCGAGCGCGCGATCGATCGCCTTGCGCTGTTCGGCGGCCCAGGCGGCGTCCCTGGCGGCGTCCCAGGCGGCGGCCCTGGCCCTGGCGGCGGCCCTGGCGGCGGCCCTGGCGGCGTCCCAGGCGGCGTCCCAGGCGGCGGCCCTGGCCCAGGCGGCGTCCCAGGCGGCGGCCCTGGCCCAGGCGGCGTCCCAGGCGGCGGCCCTGGCCCAGGCGGCGGCCCAGGCGGCGTCCCAGGCGGCGTCCCAGGCGGCGGCCCTGGCCCTGGCGGCGGCCCTGGCGGCGGCCCTGGCGGCGTCCCAGGCGGCGTCCCAGGCGGCGGCCCTGTCCCAGGCGGCGTCCCAGGCGGCGGCCCTGGCCCAGGCGGCGTCCCAGGCGGCGGCCCTGGCCCAGGC